TTATAGAAAGAATACACATGCTTCTTTGCTTCTTGATATTTCTTTGAATCGATTAATGGTTCAATTTCTTTTTCACAAATAGCAGCAAGCTCTTCTCCTTTTTTCTCCAACTCCGAAGAAAGATGTATTATTTCTTTTATTAATTCCTGCTTATTCATTTTTTTTGCTTAGTTTTATTATCAAATTTGATAGTGGCAGTTCCACATTATCTATTATTCTTTCTAAAAGAAGCTCCATTATCGCATCATCTACAGACATACCTCCAAGATGCCTCATGGCACCATCCCATCCGGCCTCGTAAGCCGCCATAAGCATAGAGGACTGAGCGATGTCGATTGGTGCCCCTACCTCCTTATCCATTCGCTCTACCCCTAAAGCATATTCTTTGGATTTTATTTTCTTAATCATCCTTTGAACTCGAATTTAATTCCTTCTGGTAACTGAGAGCGATCTACGTTATTCACGAAATTATCAAACTCTTCCTTAGTTATTTTCTCTCCATAATCCACCCAGTTGAAACGTAATGTATTATTGTGATTATAATATATTACATTATCAACATTCAATCCATAGTCAAGTACACAGAGCATTACCTTCTTCCCGACTTCCGCTTTTCTGATTTCTTTATCATATTGCTCACAAATCTTGGCTCGCTTTTCCGCCATCTTTGCCTTATGAGCCTCTTCCTTACGTTTTTCGATATTTTCTATGGAATAATACCCGGTTTCAATACGCTCTTCAATAAGAGATCGTTCCTTGCCTGTTAATGTCAGGGTAAATCTTTCTTCTTCTGGCTTATATGGATTAACCCATTTCTTTCCACACAGGTCTTCAAGTTCCGCAATAAGCTCGTCTGATTCACGTTTCCATCTATCCACAATCCCTAGATTGAAAAGCAGATACTTGAAATACATCTTATCGTCCACCGCTTCAGATAATTTGGAATATTCCTTGTCTGATATACGTAAATATTCAATAGCCACAGACTTATCGCTATTCTTTATGTGATACATGCCATTTTCCACCGGATACATAGGAGCACCATAATGATTACAACAATGTAATGGTATAAACTTCGCCAATTCCGGACAATGTTTCGCAATCTCATCGTGGCAGCAGCCTCCCATATACTCTTTATATATCCCATATTCGTTTTTCCAACGAATGTCAGCGGTTATACTCCAATCACACATATTGTTATGACAATCATCATCTAACGATATCGTGACTGTTATTCTGTATTCCCTTTTGTTTTCTGTAAAGAATTTTGTACTTAAAAAAGTTAGTTTATTTGCAGTTTTCATATTTTTATGTTTAATCGTTTAACTTATGAAAAATAAAATCGGCACAATTTCCCGGAAGTGTTCCTGCATCATTATATTGATAGAACCCTTCTGTTTCCCAATCCACATCTACCGGATAGCCATCTGCGATGTTCAAGAAGTTTTTTATTTCTTGACATTCTTCTTTACATAATCCAGTATAGTCATCATTTATCAGAGCGCAAGCCCAATAAACTGGAAGCTTGTATCTTATTACCTCTATATTCATAATCTCATCAATTTACAAATTATCAATACTAAAAAAACTCCAACAATCTATTACAATAAACTCTCCTACTCCATATTCCACAAGTGACTTAAGTGATTCTATCCCATTACAGTAATAGAAAACATTATCATTATCATCATCATTGATGCTTAATGATAATTTTATTGTCGTTCTTTGATCATCCCCTGTGTCTTTCCATACGATCTGACATTCTACGTATTCAGGTTCTTTCCCATTCTTTTTAACGAACTTGAAAAACATAGAATCAATATCTTTCTTGACTCTATCTACATCCGTTATCACTACCTCTTCCTTGCAATCCCCACAATTAGCATGCATAAAAGATTCATCAAGATAATCTATTATTTTCCCGGTGTTTGGATTTACGATCGCTTCACAAGCAATATTTGTTCCGCCACACCTTGTACATATCACTTTCATGCTATTTCATTTAATGGTTCAACATACACATCCCCATTCTCATAATAGAGTCGATCTTCATACTGATTATGATGAAGCTCCTCACGTATCGCATCTTCATTATCAGCCCAATACTCGTACTCCTCATGCCATGACTTGAAGAAGTTATCATAACATTGTCTCATCAGATCCTCTAAAGAAAAATCCTCCGGATAAGTACACCATGCATTGTAATAATCAATTATAGGTTTCAGGAGATAATAATCATAACACATCCCTGTCAATGGGCAATTATCTCCATAGTCAAACATCACCCTACTATACTTGTGCCTGTATTTGTATTTCCCATCAATATATTTACCTGACGTGGAGAAATACTTGCCCTTGATAATATATGGCATAATATTGTTGTTGATATATCTGAACAGTAATTTACCGCATAGATTCTCAGGGAATATATCACGATGATAATCTGTAGGGTGTTCATAAATAGGATCCTTGTATTTAAACTCATAACTAAAATCATATCTCTCGTATCCAACTTCCCAATTATAAACCCTAGTATCTGTCATATCCTCAAAGGCTTTCATTGACTTTTTATAGTCTATGCCATAAGCATCCATACATTGCTCCATTACATTCCAGTGCTCACGCTCTATGATCCTTTCTTGTGAGTCTTTTGACAGCTCATCAAACTCATACAGTTTTAATACAATCTTTTTCATAATCCCTCCTTTTTTAATATAATTAGATCCCTAACGTCAATCGAATGACATACGTACCTCCTTATGTTCACGCTTAGGGATGATCGTGGCTATTCTCACGAACCACCACAATCCAGATTCAGATATCATTCATCCTTTATCTTTACGAATGGGTTTTCTACATAAAACTCCACTACATCCTTAGATTTTATAGATGTCACTATACCGGTGGTATCCACAAATCCGTCTGTCTCATCCATTGTCAAATCTTCTATTTTATCTCCCGGTAGAAAACAAAGATTATAGTCTTGATCAATATACATAATCATCTTTAACCTAACCATGTCATCAATGATGCCTTTCATTCTCTCCACGACATCCAATTGATCATCACTAAGCATTAATCTACTTTTTGATGATTCCACTAACCTTATGTCTCCATTCCTGTCAACTACAGTTAAGTCATTGAATTTATACACATCTTCACGTGTTCTGTAATATGTTTCCTTACAATAAATTTTTCCTTTATCATCTATTTCAATATCAAAATATTCCAACTTATCCTTGACAGCTCTTCCGTTTTTGTATTTCCACACATCACCTATTGGAATGAACCCATATAATGACTCAAAAACATCATATATTGATAGTCTTGTCTTAGGAATGCTCTCGCCCTTTTTAAAACATTCTTCGGACGAATAAAATAATTTCCCATCTAATGTCTTCTCAGTCCTACATCCTCCCCATGTTCCTACATATCTAACTACTCCATATGTAAAACTGATCAAGATCTTATCAATCTCAAACCACTTTAATCTTCCTGACATATCGTCAAAAAGATATCCACTCTCTAGATAAACCGATAAACATTCTCTAATTTCCATAACAATTTATTTTTTTTAATTAAACAACATCATTTGCCTCGATCACTATCCGTCTCAATATTATGAACAAGCTCATATAGATCATAATCACTACACTCTGCTAAACATAAAGAGAAGACGTTCCTGTCGTTAATCAGGAAATAGCTATCTTCTAATATAAAGATAGATTTTCCTACCTCTAAAAAACAGTCCCATAACTCATTGCCTCTTTTATTGCCAAACACTTTCTGAAAAGTATGACGATCTGCCTTATTCTCGAATTTACGCATCCGTCTAATCCACTCATATCCGTGCCTCACTAAATCCAATCCGCCGGCTTCATCGAAGCTCCCGTTTTTATCAATCCATTTATTTACATCTATCAACATACTCCCTTATAATATTACATTAAACAACTCGTTTAACCTATCTATCTCACTTAGGTATTCACCTTCTTCATCAAACTTAATTTGAGTCCCATTATCCAAACCAAAGGACAGGGTAAAGGATATGACCCAGCCCGATCCGTCCACGGCCTCCCCCTTGGGAACCCAAGACATCACCGTCTTCTTGGATATCCACCATCTCCCTATCTGAACGAAATCAGGATAGTTGTTCATTAAATACACCATCTGACTAGCCATCTTATTAACATCATCAAAAGGCACTATATGATACTTGTTTCTTATCCTGACCTTCAAGAAGGGGTTATCCATATTATATGCCGCAAATGCTGATATCACGGAACTAGGATATCTAACTCCTTTTATTATCACCCATTTCATATATCACCCCCTCTTTATATAACATAAATTCATTGGATAAAATTTATCCGCGCTCTCTTTCCCGTCTCCTCGAAAGTTAGCCAGCCCGCATGTCAGGATGCTCACAAGGTTATCCACCACCTCCAACTCGCTCGATTTGAACCACGCCAACTGACTATAAGTTTCACCTATCCATATTATACTCATTCTCCCGTCCCGACTGACCTCCTTGACCAGCCCTATATGGTTTTTAGTGTCCTTAATCACATTTAATTCGTCAATATTTGTAAGCCGAACAAAATCCATCGGCCGTATCACTTTATTCTCGTCCATGTCTTTATCCTCCTATATTCTTTTTATTCTCTCAATTTACGCTTAACCTCTTTAACATATTTAGTAGAATGTAGTCCCCTATGCAATCTTATAGCCCGATCTATATCCTTGTTCGGATTATGATGAGATTGATATATCTCGAACATTTCCCTAGCCTTGATAGGATTTGTTCTATCATCGTATCTATACCGCTTTTTCTCCCGTTTAAGACACAATATCCTATTAACCTCATCTACATACACCTTTTTCATCTGCCACCTCCCTAAAGCCCCGGAGGAGGCGTTATACGCACGATCGTCATCCCTTGACTCCACGAAAGACAAGGCGTCCGCCAGCTTGTCCCATACCCGTGCCTCGACCACGGCTGGCTTCGGGGCGAGGGGCATGCCTCCGCTTCCCTTTGGCGGTGTCAATATTATCATCGCCATCACGAGTAAGTATCTCATCACTCTCCCTTATTTTTATAAAACTCCTCCCCGAATTTCACGTTATCCACATAATCCTCCATACACTCATGAACAATTATATGAATATCCCCCTCCGTATATGTCACCTCGGACATCAGCCTCTCATTAGTCATCCACCAAGAATAACTATCAATATGCCGTGTCTCGAATCCATGATCATGTAACAGACACATAACATTATGTTCTAAATGCTTACCCATCATCACATAATCATACACGATATATCCGTTGATACTTTCATGAAACCATCCGAATGCGCAAACATATTCACTTATTAGCTCATACAACTCCCTTGCCACCGGATTAGGTGTTACCTCATCCATATCAAAATCCATACTCTCCTCGATAAGTTTATCCACATCCCGCTCATCAATACAAGCTCTAGGCATGCCATCCGCCCTCACATGAAGGCGTGATCGGTGATCTCTACTTAATACTGTCCCGACATATCTTTCTCCTTTGGCATATCCTATATTATGATTACCAGTTATATGAAACGCTATTTTGTCACCTATATTAATTCCTTCCATATCCAAGATATTTATATTATTCGTTATTCTTTTTATACAAAAAGAGGATATAATGGCATAATATTATGATGTCAAGACGCAAATACGTTATCTATCATATTATCACACATACCCTCCATACAACGCTATTCACGGTATTATATCGTATATGATGCCGCATATCATAAATACGTCCAATCAATCCTTTTTTAAGCCCTTATTGCTATTTATACTATCAGCTATACTCAATAGCTTTGAAATAAGAACCTTTTTAGGCTTGTAGTCATCGTTTATACTTATAACTGAGTAATTATATACCACACCTTCTTTCGAGATCTCCACGCCCACGTATTTAGGCGCAACTACATCCCTATGTAATACGATAAACGGACTTTTGCCGTCCAGTTCATTTATCAACTGGTTAAATTGCCGCCTCGTCATTTGATAGTGATATTATTTCTATGTTATAGATGCGATCTCTCTTTACTCTTATCTTCTCGCACAGCTCATCGAAGCACTCGTTTTCTTCTAACTTATCAACATAATATGATACGCTTGATTTAGAGCTTCCTTGAAGATATATATTCCCCCTTATATTCTTTGAGAAAAAATTAGGCAAGACCATCTTTTGTCTCTTATCCTTGTTATCCATGTAAGATATAACAACAACCCACAACTCTGGCTCCCGTTCTTTTACCGATAACATAAGATCAAGACTCGATTGACTATTGATATCCCTCCTGCCAGTTTCGTTATAACGTAGAATAATATAATCATCCGCGTTATCATTCTCAACCATCACGACTATAGGGCGATCGCCCTTCCCATTATCACATAATACTCTTGCCTCTTTCCCGTTGCGGAGATATACCTTATCATAATCTCCGTTTTTGTATATCTCAAAATCAAACTCTATCACCATATCATTTCCTCCTATTGATATATTGTTGTGTACGACCTTCTTTTATTTTTTCGAAATAAAACTTATTCCCATATAACCGGGTGAAGCAGATATTATACCCGAAATGTTCCGCGCGTCTGATCTGTGCGTAACCTCTACTGATGTCATTATTATCAATCAGCGTAACAAAACAATGTGATCCTACTTCTGTATTCAAAACCAGATTTTCCCAATCTTTTACCTCCATATCAAATCTCCTTAAATAATTTTTTGTTATGATTATCGCTATTATACCATTTATCAATATTATCGTACTGCTTTGGATAAACCCCATAAGACCTACACCACCTAGGTAACGGCCCGTTCAGCACGTCTAACGCCGCCTCAAGGTCAAACGTAGCTTCCTCCTTGACACAACACCCCGATCCACTTCCACAGCTCGGTATATAAGCTCTACTATACGCTACGCTCATCCCATATTCCCCATGACTCAGATACCCGATGTTGGGTGAATCAGGGAAGGCGTAATACAACATCGTATAATCACCCTTACTCCAACCTCTATTATAAGTATCATCCTGCCATGCGAAAACCCTGCAACCGGCTCCTTTTAATTCCGCTGCCGCTCTTTTTAAAATATTATCTCCCATATCATTTATATTTAAATTATGCCAAGGCGCCGGGAACCGACCCCGGACCATATCCGCACACGTACGATCATGGTATTCCTTCCGCCCCGCCAAGGCTTGGTTCAACATTAACAAACTTTCATATCCTCACACATCTTAAAAAAGACCTCTCTTATGATCCTCTTGTACAAGATGTATATCTCATCATCATCCTCATCGAACTCCACGCCCCATGAACGTAATAAATATCTAATGTCGCAATCCGCTATATGAATCCTAAATATGGATGGAACGCTCATTATGTAATCCTCAAAAGCTTTCTTAATCCCATCCCTTTTGATATGTTCTTTATACTCATCCTTGAACACGTTAAGCATAAAAGATAGATATTCCCTATCATATTTAAACTGCTTACCATAATTATCTGTATCTATATGATCCAGTATATATATCTCTATAGCGTCTCTATCGTATTTTGACATACTCCTTCCTCCTCCTTTTGATATTTTATAACCTTTTTCTCCCCATACGCTTTCGCTAACTGGATAAGTTGACCGGTAAATACCTTGGTACGGTGTTTTACGATCTTATCCACCAACTCCGGGCATCTGGTTCTCCATCTATAATTAACCTCGCCCTTAGCTTTCTTCTTGTAATACCTGTAGAATGTTACGGCTACTACCACTTCTCCATTCTGCTCGAAAGCAACCAAATCGTAATTGTTGTAAACTATTTCATTCATGTTGTTATTATTTTTATGTACTTAATCACTTCTTCTGGCAAGGATGCTAAATCCCTAACCCTTTTACCAAAATTGTATGTTTTTCTCTTCCACGGGTAATAATCCCCTACATACATCGCTATTCCTTGAGGATGGAACGGGTTCGAGCTACAACTAAATATCGGATAATATAGGGCATTATTATGATTATTACTCTTACCACTTATACACACAATAGTATATCTATCAGACGTTTTATCGCCAAAATCATATACTCTTACCTTCACTTTCATGCCATTGGCATTTGTTATAATATTATCCATATATACCTCCTTTATTGTTTGTTGTTCAATCCGACTAATCTATTTCCTTCCCATATAAGGTATATGAGCCACACCATCCACGACTCTCATTTGATACCCGAATATGATTCACAGGTTTATTCCCCGCCATACAATTAGCGTAAGATAATACCGCCGACATGCTTCTAAACCCAGAATCCATTGCTGATTTAATAAGCGTCCTATCATACCCGAACACCAATATCTTCACAATATCTCTTTCTTTCACAGTCCTTCTCGCTCTCATAACATTCTAGCCATAAAATAAACAAACATAAAATCCACCTTATCATAATCCACCCTATGGCCGGTTATCTCGAATATAACCCTACGCTTTTCTATAGTCTGTATATTATCTAACTGAATAGCTATGTAAGGATATTTCAGAACTTTCTCTCTATTGATGTTATTCAAAATAGCGTTGACATCTTGCCTGCGAAAATACATATTTACCCCTATGTAGCTGGCAACCAAAAGACATTCGTCTATTATCCCATCTGTATCGAATAACAATAACATATCATCCTTCTCGATAGTATATTCCATATCAAGAATCTTGATACGTTTGCTCCCGTCCTTCTTATTAGCTATAAGAATCTCTATCATATCCTTATCGGTCGTAAGGATATAATACGCCTCATCCTTTGTAATATTATCACGAAGGTAAGATAGCGCTTCATCTTGTAATCTTAGTAATTCTATTTCGTCCATATTTATTTCTATTGTTGCCAAGGGGAAAAGGACGGCGCTGGCGACAAGGCCTGTCCAGCCTCCCCGCAGCCGCCCGCATTCCCCTTGGTGGTATTAACTTCCTCCAATAATCTCATAATCGAATTTCACATTAATACTCTCATCAATGTTTAATTCTTTCTTCATCCCAAATACAGTCTCCCTTACCGTATCAAAATCCAATAATTGATCTTCGGGATTATTCACAAGCTCTCTCCGGTTATTCTTCCTAGGTTTTCTAGATGTAAGAATATATTCCGCACAACAGCTTCCTTCAAATGTCCTCACTCTGGAATACCATAGATCACCGGTCCCGTACTCAACACATATATTCATGTTTATGATGGTATTATCCCACGCTTTTTCCGGTAAATGTTTGAAAATCCTGTTAACCCACCCCGTGCCAATATCTATATAAGGACAATCTAAATCCGATGTCCCCTTAATATCCAGATATAGCATAACCTGTCTATTATTCTTAAACATTCGAGCTTTCACATTCATTTTCTTCCGTCCCCATACCACTATTCTATTATTTCCAACTTCCCGTAATAAGGATAAAAACAACCGTCTCGATAAACCGAATATCTGAGCGTTTTATCCTTTGCTTCATAGATGGAAACACAACCGCTGTTATAAGCGTTGGATAGTTCTTTTGCTACAAATCCACCTATTTGTTTATAGGTTTTAGGCGTATCCGCCAACGGCCTGCCTACATATATTTTTACCCTCTTGCACTTTTTGTCGCCTACGCATATATCCTTTCCTCTAAGCTCCGTTAAATACATGAATCTCATATCAGTCAATTTTAAATCCAACATTCCTCTACCTCTATCTCCATACGATCCTCCCAATCACATAAATCAGGATTCTCTCCTTCATAAAAGTAATAGTAAGCCCATACCTCAATATCGCCCACTTTTACACACCCATCACTGCACCATTCCACAATATCGTCACCCCTGCATACGTTTGTCGGTTCAGCACCAAGCGACAATAGTTTGTTTATTATATTGTCACCGAACCTTTCTTTCGCTTCCTCTTTCGTCATATCACTATCAGATTTTAATATTACACTAACGCCAAAAGGAAACAGGGACGGACGACCAGCGGGGCCGACCCCACGCCATCGCCGCCGCCCGTTTCCCTTGGCTTCCTACACTCCCTCCATCACCCAAAGAAACACACACACCCATACATAAACATACCTTCATACACATAAGATTCCCTTACTATAAAGATACCCTTGTTCCCCTTCCCTATTGTTTCCCCGGGATCCCTTATTTCATCTCGTTTTTCCTCGGTTCACCTTGACTCCTCTTGATTTCCCTTGATTTCCCTTGATTTCCCTTGATTTCCCTTGATTTCCCTTGATTTCCCTTGATTTCCCTTGATTTCCCTTGTTTGGAGGTGTCCCATCCCGCAAAACAAACCAACCCCACCAACTCCCAGCATAAAACCCGAGACCTTCCTCCCGATTGTTCCACGTGGAACGCCCGTTCAGTCTAGGATATCGAGGTCTTTGCTCTTGATTGCCTTATATACTTGCCTAATACAATGTATTGATAATAAAACCAATAAAAGAACTATGATCAAAGGCAAGGCGTCGCCCGTAGCTATAACATACCGCCCCAACTCAAACGCCATGTACCCACAAAACAAGGTAAGCACCAAATATATAAATACACCCATAAAAATATACAATAAGTAACCGTGATTTAAAAACAATACCCAAATAATACAAATAATTGAGTATCAACAACATAATATACATCAATCCCTAGAGCTTCCTCTAAAGAAAGATAAGCCCAAACATAGATAAAAAATATACAATAAGTACCGCCTATTATATACCTTTTAGGATTGATTCACGCATGAAACCATACATAAGGGCACAATATACCCGCCTGCATGGATATAGATATATACAAAATGATATGCAATGAATGATTTTACTTACACATTTTCGATCAAGGCTTAAAATTTGCCGCCTCAACACTTTTATGTGTAAGCAAAACATATGAATATGCTATCATTTTGTAAAATATAGGCACAAAAAAGCCCTTCCGTAATATATCACTACATTACTGAAGGGCACAAACTTTAAAATCAAATAAAAACAAACGATCTATTGTCGCAATTTGTTTGCCATGTAGCTAACACGTTTCCGCCTGCACTTATCCGACTCCCTACTGCAATCTAATTTATTAGACTTGTGTAGTTCTTTGGTAAGCTCAACGTAAAATTTCATTTGAGCTATTTTAACCGCCTCTAAAGCATTTTCTTTTCTAAATGCTAGCTTTCTATTCAGATTGTCAAACTTTCTCCTATACATAATTTATTAGTTTTAAATGGCACCAATAAGAAACGGTAAGCCGGGGACAATACGGCCGGCGTTATCGATACTACCAGCCGAACGCCCGCACGCCCCCCCTTTTCTTTGGTTTCGTCCCTTTGCCGACAACGAAGCCGGCCAGATATGCACATACGTTACCCGTGATACATACCGACAAGGCGCACTTTGTCCGTCAATTTAACCGCACAAAGCACCCTTGTAAGGGTTGTTATTCTGCTACTACATATAGCGTATAAGTATTTAAGCGACCTTAAACGCTATTGCTTTGATACATTGGCACGGATATAACCCCGTAATGCACTCCATGCGTGTTACTCTAGCAACGCATGGACATACGCCCTATACATGCGTATATACACCAACGTACCCCGTGTTTTTACACGGCCTACTAGGTTAGCCTAGTGTATTTTACCGAATTGATATAGACCTAAAGATAATAGCGCTATCCTGGACTAGGATAGCGCCTAAACCACATTGTTAAGCGACGGCTTATCTATCGCAAGCTCTCGATACTCTAACGACTAGCGATATGTCTATACCAAAATGTTAAATATCTTTACCTATTTAGTCTAAATCAGTAGCGCGACGGGAACGCATAGGTGTGCTACCATAACGCCCCTATGCACAAATGATATAGGGGCTAATTATTTGCTATCTTTCATTTTTGGGGTGTGTCAAATAGTAGGTGACACACTTTGCAATAAGATTAAACGTATACCGTTTGATAGGTACGGCACACTTTATGATACGTTTATCTGCACCGTTAAACGTTTCATAATATATACCAAAATCGTACTCTATAGGCTCATTATATCCAAAGCGTTTATGAGACGATCCTAGTATTGCTATATCCTCTATTTCACTCATTTTAAGCTTTTTGTTTTTATCCTGATCGTTTTTATCATAGTATTCACGTTCTATTTCTTTGTATGCACAAAACGTATTATTTACTCGTGGGAGTATTTCTTTGCAAAGTTGTATTACAACTTCCTTATCTTTAGCCAAAGCTGCCAAAGCGGGAACTATAGCCCTATCTACCTTGATATCATTATCCTTGAGTATTTCGTTAACCTCTTTGCTAGATTTAAACAGCTGACACCAAGCTTTAACGGCACCTGTTAGCGTTTTCTCACTTGCTTTCTTTACTTCATTCTGAACTTTGTTTAATTCTTTGTTTGTCATTAGGTTTGCCTATACCTTTAGGACTTATAATGGCATCTGGTGCGCCTGTTTGTTAATGTTATTTTTACATAGGCAAATATATTACATGTTTTATTTTCAAACAAATATTTTGCAATAAAAATTCGACGATTATATGTAATAAATCTAATCAAATGTAAACATATATTAAAATATTGATTTATATGATTGACAATCAACAAGTTAAATACAAAATAAACATTCTTTTTTAAACTCTCAGATCGTTTGCCGTTCCTGTTTCCCGTTCTTCGTAGATTGGGGGGGGTGGGACCAAAAACGGCAGCCCGGCCGGGCCGATTTCGGGGAGGTGGTCCGTCCCGCATATCCCCCTCCCATCATACCCCACCCCATCTCTCCAATAATGTCCCGCATATCATCCTCCCCGAATATCCCTCATACTTCCTCACAACCATATCACCCTCCATCTCATTTAATTTGTTATATTTGCGATATAATTAAAACATAATATATTATGAATAAAGAAGTTAAATACATGATGGGGGGGGGTATTTATATCCTTCGTAAAAATTTATTCTTATGATAAGGAGGAGATTTTATTCAAGTTATAAATCCCCTGTTGATAATGGCGTTTATGCCGTTAAACAGGATGGTAGATTAATACCTTTGTCAAAGGCGGATTATCAATGTATATCCGTAGCTATTGTACATGATGATCATAAGATCATGATTGAGAAGAATGAAGATTCTAATCAAAGCTACAAAACAGCCACGTCCGGTTTGCCCGATTCTTCTAACAAGACTTACTCTTTTTATTGGGGTGAATATGGTACGGATCAGACCGGCATTACAAATTATGACAAAGTAGACGGGAGCAATGATTTTGGTTTCCTGAAACCTGAGCAAGATTCATACAAAGGTACTCCATATCTTCCGGATGATGTTAGCTCCTGGACGAATGGGGCTTTATCTGATTGGGATGGGAAAGCGAATTCCAATGTATTAAAAGGGGTGACTACCGGTGGCGGTTCTTATACTTCCTATGCGACAGCCGGTCATGTACTTAATACGTTCTTAGCTAGTGCTGACGCTAAGGGATATGATGATTGGTATATCCCATCATGTGGTCAGCTTTCATTGATATATATGTACTTGATTAGCGTCAATAACGCGTTATTGGCTATTGGTGGACAGCCGTTAGATACCAGATATTATTGGTCTAGTTCAGAGCATAGCTCCAACTCCGGATGGATCGTACTATTCAACAATGGGCGCACATTCACCCGATACAAGCGCCTAACCTCTTCTGTTCGATTTGTACGTGACATCGAGTGATCATACACCCTACTGACCCAATAGAACGGGGCTGGCTCCCATCCTTCCGGGCATCCCCCGCCCTCCCTCCGCCTCCCGTTATTTTTGGCTTCCTTCTGGTTTTATCCTCAAAATTTCATGTCTTTGGGACAAAACTATAATCATGTTTAGAGACATACTTCATAAGCTTAAGATCTTCTTCTGCGACGATGACGTTGAGAAGATATATGTAAGGGACAGTACGGTTATCCGCAACAACGAGATCCATAGGATGTATGACGAGATACTGGACGAGCTAGGTGATTTGGCTACTGTCGTGTCAAGGAACTACGTATATGGCAAGATAAAGGACAGGACTGGATTAAGCATCCGTCATATCAGTAGGATAATAAACCATACTAAAGTTGAGGAGATATGATTAAGGATACGATGGAGCGGGATATGATAAATGAGATATCAGCGTTATTCGTGATGATATTCACGGCCGGGTTGATGTTTGTCATGCCGATGTTAGATATAGAGTGTGATGATATTACTATTATAATAGGATCAGGGATAATATTGTCTTTTATGTTAACCATAATACCGATCTTGCTTTCTTATGATATAAGGGATGAGATCATTGAGTTGATTGGGGATATGGATAGCCAGATCGTGGTAGACACATCGGTGTATAAAACGAACCTGCCCTAAGTAATTCCTAGGGCAGATATTAATCTCAATTCGACTTCAAATACGATTCTATTCTATCAGCGACCTCTTTAGGCGTATGTCCATCCCATTCCCATGCCGTATCAAGTTCAGGGATATTAAACAACTCCCAATACTGGTTCTCATAATGATTGGATATCTGTCCAGTTGGCAGTTCTGCCATTACGATAAACCACCCTCCGCCGAAGCATTCCTCTCCATCATAATGCTTATGTGATTTACAGACCTTTATATCGCCTTTGCCCAACTCATTAAAGAAAGCGGCATTGTAAAGCATTCGATATTTATATAGTTCGTTAAATGTATGATATCCGTCGGATACGTTACCCATATCATCTTCATGTAAATATGTTTTCTCAAAAATGTCCTGCTTGCAAGGATAAAACTCCCCGTTTACTCCCTTGATGATGTAATCACCTACATTGGCTTTCATAACACCTTCAAGGGTTTCTATACTACAATCAACAGAAGGAGGTATCCCATTATCAGCGTCACCTTCCCTAATAACTTCTATTTTAACGCTATCACCAGCGAAATCCTTGATCTCATCATTATTAAAGCCTTTCCATTTTACGGCTTCTATCGCAATTGGTTTCTTTACATATCTATTCATAATTTTACGATTTAATATATTATTATCTTTTGATATACCTTTCTATAAGATCTATGGATAATTTAGCGCCCAGCTCTTCCTCCAACAGGTTAAGGTAGTTCCGGTGCAGGCACCCGCCCCGCTCCACCTCTCTGAAGCCTGCCCCGTCCCGGATCCTGACCAGCCCTTTCCTTGGATCCATGTCGATCAGATCCCGAAGCTCGTTCATGTTCTTAAACCGGTTCTCTATCACCTTAAATACATCGATCTTAGGTTTCTTATCCTTGATCTTTATCTTAACCCTTCCGCTCATGATCACCTCCCCGTGCTTCCGAATCCACCATCGCCTCTATCGGTATATCCGAGGTCATCCAACGACTTCACCTGATCCCATACGATACGTTCCCTCCTACGGATAAGCAATTGAGCTACCTTGTCCCCAACCGAATAAGAAGGATCATCATAACAATCCACACGTCTACATACTACCATAATCTCGCCTCTATATCCTTCGTCAACGGTTCCCGGGGCGTTTTGGATAACAGACTTTGTTTTGGTGATGCTACTACGAGGGCGTATTTCCATCTCATAATCCTCCGGCAATGCTACATGTACACCGGTATGATATATGGTCCTGCCTCCGTCAAGTTCTACATCCTTGACGAACAGATCCATGCAAGCGTCCTCCTTATGGGCGTACTTAGGCAATATCGCTCCTTCTTCCAGCCATATCTTGACCTTACAAGTATCTATATCTTCAAGTAATGATTCTACCTCATTATAACTCATTGGTTGTTCTGACGCCAATGAAATGGCTCTTGCCAATACATTTTTAATCTTACTCATCGTATCTTGTTTTTAAATTCCTTTCCTTTCGGACATTGTAATTTACATTCCTCTCCACAAGCGGAACAGTTGGGTCTCATTCCGGGCACCCCTCTTCCCCCGTACGGCCAGTAGGCGTAATCGCAGACGCTCCAGAACGCCTCCATCGCCTTGATCTTGGCATCGACGGTTATCTTCTCCTTCACCTTTTTCATGCTTTTCCTGAACTCATCTTTCATATCCTTCCCTTCTATCTGTCTGGCCTTACGTCTCTCGTTCCACCAATTGTAGTAGAATTTGTCTGCCATCTTATAAGCTTCTGGGTCAAATTTATCACGATGCAGGATAGGGGCATCCTTGACCTTTCTCAAATTCCTGCCACAAACATAAGCGAGTCCTGCGTACGGAGGTATGTCCTTAGGATCAACCAACCCATCCGGAACGCAGTAGTAGAAGTAGTTGGGGCGGCCGTACCTGACCCAGTCCCCGGTCTCGTATAGGGCTTGCTTCCGTGCCTCGAACCAGCCTTGCATTACTTGGTGCTTACCCTCTTTCTCGAAATCCTTGTTATAGTCAGCCAACGAGATCTTCACCTCAACCTCATAAGCGTACATGGATCTGGTTATAGCCAGATAATCGGACTCCCAATTATAGACATACAAGTTGTTTATAATCCATCTAGGAGATACCAAGAACTGTCTGTTAAGGATATCCAATATCCCTCTTTCAGTGTATTCCGTGCCTTTATTTGATTGCCGTGTTCCCATCTCCTGTCAGAGGATTATTCCTATATCCTACCGCCATTATAGCGTTACCTATCAACATCCTCAACTTCTCCATATCCTTATCATGGAACGAGAAAGTGGTTAGAATATGACCATTGGTCTTATCATAAGATTTTATCATCAACACAGCCACATACTCACCCATCATCTTACCATTCATGATATCAAGATCAATTATGCCGTGATCTATTAGATCAACCACATCCCATCCTGATGGCAGGTACTTTTTTATTTGATTAATGTCCATCCCAAATAGTTATTATAAATAGGAGGGTCGTGCTACCCTCCTATAGATTACACACGAAAAATAGAACTGAAAGCGATCTTAAGCACGTAAGATTTTATTAATTCCCGTAGGCTGTCTACCGGTTATCGTTAATTACCGACCTACGGGAATATGTTTAAGAAAACACCATGTGGGGAGTGGGGGAATCGAACCCTTATCCACGCTACGATTAGGAATCGTAAATTCTATCCGTTAAATTAACTCCCCTAATTATCAATCCTTTAATTTTCTGTAGTAAGAGGCATGTCTTGGAATGCCAAAGATATCACATATTTTCCTTACCATATTGTCAGATACGCCTAATTTTTTACCGACACTTAGGAAAGACTCATTTTTAAGCATATCAAAAAGCTTATCCTTAGTTATATCACCATATTTGGATAACATATCCTCTCTTCTTTTCTTGTTATTACAATCAAAACACAAACTTCCCTCAGTATCATGACATAAATCCTTACCGCAGCACGAGCAATACTTAACTTCCACGGGTTTACAATACGCTATCCCTTCCTTATCAAAGTAAACCTCAGCTCCATGATGAAACCTTGTATGATCGGCATTAGATCTAAATATCATAAGATTATCAGGTCTATTATCATGCCTTATTTTATTGATATGGTGAACGACTTCTTCCGGCTTCAAAAGTCTTCCTATTTTTCTTTCAGCCACGATTATATGTTCATATACAGCTCCGCTACTTCTAGCTCTATGATGAGTCGTATCTATTATCTCTACATATCCATTATCCATATTAAAACAATATTTTAGCGAATCCGGCTGGAATCGAACCAGCATCTCCAATATTATGGTAATCATCCAATGATCCTCGGATCCATATGTCCCGATCCTCCCGGACAAGGACATCAAACAAAATCTAAACTCTAAATCTAATGACAAAACTCTATGCTAGTTTTTCCCCAAAAAATAGCGTGGACCCGGCCGGGCTTGAACCGACAACCTTCTGGTTATGAGCCAGTTGCTCTTACCAATTGAGCTACGGATCCTAAATACACCACATCGGCTTTCACAAGAGGATGTGGATAGGAATTTCTCGAAGTTTATATAGTAACTTTATGAAACTATTGTCCAACATTCTAGCATATAGCACCAATCCTCGAACGGGAATGTCTCTACACCAGACCTACCCCATCCCGTCCCCCAACTGTTCTGTAGGACGAAGCCGGCCTTGTCCCAGCCGGTGAGGATAACGGCATGACCTCCCAAGTTCTGCCCTTGGCCTTGCCAGAATCGATTACCATAATTATAGCAATACAGACCTATAACCAGAGGCCCATTCAGCATCAAAGCTACCTTAGCCGATACCGGATCTATGATCCTAGCGTAACTGTTTATTTTCTCCCCATCTACGCCTACGTTCTTGATAGACTTGATAGCGTCACGAAGAACCATCCCGTCTTGATCCTTATCCTCTCTCAGATCATATATATCGTAGGGAGAGATCTTAGCCGGTCTTTTAATAGCCCTTATACTCTTTCTCCAGTTAAGTATCTCAGCTAAGCTTACCGCGGCGCAAATAGGAGAAGATCCTTGATCCACTACGCTATCAACGTTATTGACCTTATACTCATCAGGAACAGCCTCATGCTGCATATTCATGATAGCGTCTCTGTCATCCACAGGGGATGGTATATATCCTAACCCGTAACTCATTTTTTATCCTTTTTATGGTAATCAATTATCTTGATATTAAACGTATCGGATCTTTTCCTTACCTGTATAGACCCCCTAGCCTTCCCCTTGGCGTCGTATAGGGCGGTGAAGCCAAAGTTATCGACCCGGCCGTCGTCCAGCGTAAACCGCCACTCCTTCCATTGGCCCATCACGGTTCCGGAAGACACTATGGAATCCACCACATAAGATATGTCAGTAGTATCATATTCCGTATAATAGGTTCTTGACGTACTGCATCCGACAACCGCTAAGGTAAATAACGTTAACAAGAAAAACAAGATCTTATTCACTTTTCTTAGATTTTTTACGTTTCTTAGATTTCTTCTTATCCTCCGCCTTATTCTCGACATTTACGTCAATACCGGCATCAGCGACCTCAGGGGCGTTATTTTCAGGTATATCAATATGACCTGAGTTAGGATCCATCTTATCCTCATCAACAACAACCTCATTAGGAACATCGATGTCTAAAATCTCTGCCTCCAGATACTTGATACGATCTGACATGATTTTATTCTGGTCCTCAAGTTCCTTATATCTTCTTCTAGCCTCATCGAGTAATTTGGATGATAGTTTATGTTTCTTCTCGATATCCATATAAGCCCGTTTAAGAGTCTCTTTATCTTTTACCGACTCATTATATATCTCTCTTGATTTACTAAGCTCATTACCCATCTTAATTATAATAGAATCCTTTTGTTCTATATCCATATTAAGGGAATCGGAAAGAGTTTCAAGATACCCTACTTTCTCTTCTAATTCCGTTATCTTCTTGCGGGAATCCTCATAATCTCTTTTTAATCTACTTGAATAGCTAATAGCCTCATCAAGATCCTGATTTAGAGTATTTATATAACTACTCTTTACTATCTTCAATCCGAACATGTTCATTACTTTTATAAGTTCTAAAAATATCGGCTTTTATCTTGCCGACTATAATTAACTCAGCTATATGTTTGTCTTTCTCGACTATAGCCATATCCTTACGGATATTAGTGACCCTGATCATGATATTCCCGTTATTAGACGAGACGAACGGTGATCCTACCAAAGTAAGTCCCGTATCTCCGGTAAACGACGGCAGCATCATCAACACCCCTATGGTATTATCCGGAAACGACGCCCATACCCCTGTGTCTATATCAAGGACATCACCCTGTCCTAATGGGAAAGCATTACCCTGCTTGATAGGAATATCCTTACCCAACGAGTTCCATGCTTTCGAGAATCTTACGGAGTTAAGGAAGATCTTCCCCTCTTCCTCCATCATCCCTACCATAGGGTCGCAATTCAATCTAACCTCGTTTTGTTTATCATCCGGCTTCTCCTCAAGCTCATCAAGGTCTCTGGCTGATGTAAACGACTTGCTTTCCAGAAGCTTTTTAATATCCTCAATACTGGCCATTATAATTTGATTATTAAATAAACGATCTTCAATCCTAACTTCAAATCAGATGTCTTCTCGAACATCTCCCTAAGAGGTAAGATAGTAGCGTCAAGATCTGACGCTACCCATTCTCCATCCTTATAATACATATCCTTTTCCTCGGAATACGCTATACAAGATCGATGCCCTAGGTTCTTCATAACCGTATCTACCTTATTTTGGGTAGGCATCGAGACACGATTCACTTTAGTAGATATATTGAAATTACTCTCCATTAACTTTCTGTTTTTTAATTAGTTAATTAAAATGGAAGATCACTGTCGTCTCCAAAAGGAGGATATTGAGGAGGTTGTTGTTGACCTCCAAACAAAGAGGCTTGCGCTTGCTGCGGGGCCTGCTGGTATGATGGAGGAGGCGTTTGCGATGGAGCCTGCGTAGCGTATGACGGTGGGGGCGTTTGCGTTATAGCCTCACCAGCGTTGTTTTGGCTTGGAGACTGAACCGGTCTCACGCCATCCGCTTTAATACTTTGGATATATTTATTAAGTACCTGATAAGCGAAAGCGTCTTGGGTCGTATAATCAAACTTCTTATTCCCCATTATATCAGTACTCTCAACCCTGTCAGGCCATCCATTCTGCCCGTTCTTATAATATTGCTGGATAAGCTCGTCCTTACCGTCAGGAGTCTCCCTTGCGTATGAGATAAAGAAATTACCGGGAGCATATTGATCCCCTTTCTTAGCATGAGCAGGATTGATCACCACCTTACGTTTCAGGTCGATATTAGGCAAGTACCTTACCAGTGACTTAACGTAATTATTGATACCTCCTTTTTGAGTCATCAAAGGAACGTTTATAAAGTAATTACCATCCTCATCACTTATCTTTATGGATAAGTATTTGGCATTTATTCCATTGAACTCCACTTCTCGCACATTGATATCAGACAAATAACCTTCGATACCGTTCCAGAATACCCTCCAATAAGAAACGGCTCCGGTCTTCTCGTTTATATGCTCCTCGAAACCTTCCTTTGGTTCTCTTGATGACTGATATAATAATCCGCTACCACTTACTTTAAAGTAATGGTTATTACCACCTGATGAATTTTCTCTAACTCCCATATTAAAAATCCTGTTAAATATATTAAAAACTGTTTATTCATTTTAATACATCCCCTCGGAGACCTTTAAGCCTCCTTGGAAGATGTAAATCCCAGGTTAGAGGGATAAGTCAGGAATTGCTTCCTGTAAGTACCAATCGCCAATGTTGGAAAAGGTTTTTATAGACAGCACTGTTTTGTCAAATACGCTACTCCTTTTAACCATCTACCTTAGAGCAGAGGACTTGGGTAAACATCCTCTGGTAACTATATCATTCTCAACCAACGTAGCCTCTATTTCAAGGCTTAGGCTAATAACCCGACCTCTTTCGAGATATATTAAATCTTTATAATACAACTATATCGGTTTAATACTATTTGGGGTTATATTATATATATTTAAAAATTAAACAATAATTGATGATGACAAGAAATACTCGTTCTTATTATCCTCCCCATAAATCTTGTTGAAATGAGATTTATGGTCATGCTCGATAACGATCCTATTCCATGGTATGCTTTTAACTATACCAAGATACCTACCACATAGCACATCGCATATAATATCATTACCGTTATGCGATAAAGCCGTAAGCCTTTCCTTACAAGATCTTCCAGACATAGGGTTCTCTGACATAATACCGCATCCTTTTTCAGTGAATATCAACTTACAATGATCAAACTCATTTACCTTAATATTATTTTGGAGGGCCTGGACGAGTAGATCCTTATCAAAGACATAGGTACTTGTTTTGACAAAATGCTCGTCCACGAACCTCCAATTTGGATAATTACCCTCAAAATGGGTCTCATACATATCCATATCAGGCGTAGAAAAATAAGTCTTAGTATCGTCCACTTTTATAGACAACATATCCGATGACTTATTGATATGCTTATCAAGCAATATCGCGGATTCGTTCGATACCGGGATAAACATCTTATCTACCTTATCCTTATTAGGGACAAAATACCTGTAAATAGTATTTCTATCCGTACTTACTATATTAATATTAATATCATCAATATCAATGACCACATTCTCGATGCATGGATAAAAGTCATCTACCTCCGTATAATCGCTGGCTTTGTTAAGAACCGAAACATAATCGCTCATCTTAACCTTAATTCCTCCATCAAGTATCTTATGTACCTGCGGGAATGTATTGATATCAAAAGCCGGACAACTATACTCACCAGAAGCATAGCAGATCGTTATCTGATCTTTTTTATCTGAAAGCAGTATCGTAATCTCACAATTCTTCTGTTTTTTCATGAACTTAATAAAAGAGCTTGCCTCTACCAAGAAAGAGAAGTTAGAGTCAGCCTCGACCTCCAATCGCTCTATAACACATACCTTGGCATTTACGGAAGTGATATAAGCCAGATTATTGACAACATCTATCTTAAGATCCTTATAAAGGGAGTTGGAACCGGCGTTCTTAACCACCGTCTCCAGTTTACCCAACTTCTCATTTAATGACTTCGACAAGCATCTTATAAGCATAACGAACAACTTTTTATTACATCGCAAATGTAATCATAATTATATTAATACAAATACAATAAATACTTAATAGTATTAAAATAGTTTAAACTTACGTCTAATATACTCGGCTATAAGCGTGGCATCACACATTCCGTCTTGTATCTTAGTAGGTTGCACTCCTTTCCCTGACCATGGTTTCACGAAAGAGACCAAAGGGAAAAGGCGCATGGCGCATCGGATGGAGGTAGCCTTCGTGTCTAACTTCGCCGCCGTATACACCCGATCGGATGTCGTATGAAGCTCCTTCTGCCAGGTCTTTGGTTGCACCTCCTCGAACATGAACCTAACATCCGGGTGAGATCCGTATCGCTCCATCATCTCCACCATCATAGCGAATAGGGCGTTCGGTTCCCGGCGTCTCCCGCCAAAGGTGAAGTTGCTGGCGGCCGAGCTGTTGTGGATGCTATGGACGTCCTCGACGGCGATCGCCAGCGTCCCGCCTCCCTTTTCTTGGATCTTGTCAGCGGCATCGAGGAAGAAGCTTGATATAGCCCTAAGATCTATATCCCCCTTAACCGATATCCTTGGAGTCATAATTACCTTAATATCCCCGTTCTCCGGGATCATGGACAATCCTCCGGTGTCTATACCCGGATCTATACCTATTGATATATTCATAACTTCAACGTATATAATGAATGGAAATCCTCCGGTCTAAACACCTGTATTGAGTTATCCGGATACATACCTATATAATAACCGTAAAAAGCCCGTAGAATGCCATTTTCTAGCCTTATATCCAATGCCTTTACCTTATTCCCTTCAACCATAACATCAACCTCATCAGTCTTGTTAGATATCTTATCGAACCATTCAGGTATAGGATCAATACCGTACCTGAATGCGTTTACCGTTGATTTTATCGAGATATATGTTCCCATATTAGATAAGATTACAATCGTCTCGTTTAACAACCTTAAAATCGCCATTTCTAAGTAATATCGCTACATCAGATCTCGTATACGTAAGAGGTGTATACGACACCAAATGATAAGAAGCCTGCCCTGTCGCTGGCCGAACTGGTCTTAATACGGCTATGGCTATATCGCCGCCAAGTTCCGTACCACCGGTAACACCCTGTAGGCACATGTATATGAATCCCTCATACTCATATCTCTTTCCGATAAACTCACTCATGGGAATACCTACGAACAGATAGTTCTTTACATCCTCTTTCTTAACCTCGACAGCGTTTTCTACACTGGATGGTATTACGTCTACAAATTTTACTCCTATTGCCATGATTACAAATTCAATTTAGTTCTTAACTCTTGACACAATTCTTGATTATCTCTCATGATACTTAACGTATTATCGACTCCGTTCCCTACACGAACATCCCCGTACCAGTACCATGATCCTTTACGGATAAAGATACCAGTTTCCTCGCATAACTTCAAAAGTTCAAGTTCCTTGTCGAACCCAACTCCATAATACAAGGCCGTCTCGGCTATCTGGAACGGTACGGCTGTCTTATTCTTCAGCACCTTTATCCTAACCTCATGACCTACTGAAGATCCGTCCTCGCCTACTATAACCTTCTTTCTCGCCATCTCCATACGGATAGATGCATAGAACTTAAGGGCGTTACCTCCGGTCGTTACCTTAGGATCGCCGTATATAACACCGATCTTCTCCCGATATTGGTTGATGAATACCAGAACGCAATCGCTTTTGTTCACGATACCAGTAAGGACTCTCATGGCCTTTGACATTAACCTAGCTTGCAATCCCATGTTACTGTCCTCCATATCACCCTCTATCTCCTTCTTCGGCACCAGATTGGCTACAGAATCTACGACAATAAATCCGACCTTCCCGGACTCGACTAACTTGGCTGTAATGTCAATAGCCAGCTCACCGTAGCTTGGTTGGGAGATCAAAAACCGGTTTATATCCAACCCCATTTTCCTAGCGTACTCAATATCGAAAGCATTCTCCACGTCTATTATAGCTACCAGCTTATCTGGATGTTTTTTTTGGAACTCGATCATACTTAACGTACACATCATGGTCTTGCCACAAGATTCCATCCCGACCAGCTCATGGATCCGGCCTACCGCCCATCCGCCGCCGAGGGCCTTGTCCACCACCAGAGAACCAGTGCTTTCCCTTGGTATGGATATTATAGGCTTATCATCGCCGAAGTTCATTATCGAGCCTTCTCCAAGCTCTTTATTTAAAGATGATACTAACTCATCTACGTCTGAAAAAAGTTCTTTCTTAGCCATTATAATCCGTATTCATCGAAATTAAACAAATCCTGTTGTTTCTTGATCATATCCTTACCGATATCAGATATCTTTTCTGGATTCAAAACACCCTCATTCTCATCCACCTTCTCTATAAAGTCAGATATCTTATCGCTTAGCAGTACCATATCTTCCTTAGGCACTGATTTCAGATAAAGCCCGTCTATAGACCTACATCTTGAAAGAGCGGTATATATCTGTCCTATTTCGAAGGCTCTGCTGATGTCTACGAATATATTATCTAAAGTCATTCCCTGAGATTTATGAACGGTTATAGCGTATCCTAACCTCAATGGATATTGTATTATATAGCCGCAAGAAATGCCTTCAAGGGAATCATCTACCTGCTTATACTTCATCTTCTCCCACTTCTCTTTGGTTATCTCCACCTCAGTATCGTTATCTAGATGAACATATATCGTCTCATCAACAGTATCTATGCTGGTTATGATACCCATCGAACCATTGACATACCCATTGCCGTTTCTGGTTATTATGACCTTAGCTCCTACCTTTACTATAAGCTCATCCTCACAGGGAGCTACAGGCTTTTCCCCGAATACAGTAGCATCGAACTTAAATACCTTATTATTGATCTTATCAAGATTAGTCTTATTTATCTCATAAGCTTCTTTGTTAGTTGAGCATATAATTATAGTATTATCCATATTATCCGGATACTTGACCCTACTATCCAATATCTGTCTTGACTCATCGGTAATAACCCCACATCTTATATCCTCAAGTACGGAAAGAAGCTGAGGATCTTTTTGACGGAATACGTTCTCGAAGGTAATGACCGAGAATCCTGACGCTCTTAATGCCTTTGATGAGAAAAAGAACCGGCTCTCATAATATTTGTCGATAAAATCATCCGCCGTCACCACAGGCGGTAGTTGTGATAGATCTCCAAACATAATCAACCTAACGCCACCAAAAGGTTCCTTGCTACGCCTGCATTGTCTAAGTATGTCAGCCACCTCATCAAGCAAATCAGGTCTTACCATACTGATCTCGTCGATAACGATAGTATCAAGGTTTCTGATCTTCTTCTTCATAAACGGACTTACATCCACCTTATTAGACAACATACCTCTCTCGATAGAAGGGATATAAGGATCGTTCTTTATAGAGAAAAACGAATGGATGGTCTGCCCTCCTGCGTTCAATGCAGCCACGCCAGTAGGAGCTACAATAACACATTTACCCAAGAACTTTACGATACGTCTCATGAACGTACTTTTACCACTACCAGCCCTACCGGTAATAAATAGATTCTCCCTAGTGGTGAAAATCTTTTTCAAGGCACGACCTTGCTCCACGTTTTTATCCACCGTCATAATATGACGAAGGAGGTCGTTTTCATTTTTAAAATCTTCTTTTACCATATCTTTTTAGGTTTATGGTACAAAGATACGAATAGTTATAATTAACTATTAAAAATAAATGTGAATAATATATAAATATTAAATTTTATATCTGATACTCAAATCATCCAGCTTTACTCATCTCGGACCCTTTTACCCCTAAAAAGACGTCTTTTATAAAATCTTCGGCGATGATTATATGCATTATCTTTCCTCTGTATGATAGTCTTAGGTGTCCGATAGTTACGTTCTTCCTATCTTTGGCATTCGCTATTCCATTGTTTTTTTTTACCTCGTCATACAAATCGGATATACTCTTCTTACACATGCCTAAGAACATGCTTATGTATCTGTATATAGTTGACTGAGATATCTCATGCATGCCTATTCCCGCAAGCTTCTTATTCAACTCATTAAGAAGGTATGCTACATTGAACTTAATTGTCTTTCTTTTAGTTACTTTGTATATATGATGTACGTTTCTGGTTCTGGCCCTGAATATTATCTTGGAAAGGATTCTTACCCGATCAAATTTCCGGCTTTTGTTAGCCATATTCCGTCTTTCGTTTGAGCTTAAATTCTTATCCAGACATTTGTATACGGATCTTTTCTTACCTACGAATATTTCTTTCGTATCCTCATTCTTCTTAGCCTTATACGAGTAGATCATGATATCAGATAAAGCTATTCTTATCTCGCCCTCTGCGTAAGCCTTAAGCGTCTTTAGCTGATAGTCTATATCCTCATGGCAGTTCTCTATAACATGTCTGTAGCAGAAATAAGCTATGCCATCGGATAGGATATCTATAAAATCATCGGTATTGATCTCGATACGGTCACGGTAACCATCTCTCATCCTATTTCTTAAAAATACATGCTTCTGTACATTTATGATAGAAAGATAAGCCGTTACCTGCTTACACTTCTTTTCTATAACCATACCGGAACCTCTTATATTATCTTTCTTGTTCGAGTATTTTACGGCCGTAACCTTCTTCCCGTCCTTATTAGTTACAGGTTTGTAATCTACTGGACAGACAAGTGATCCTGCCGGAAGCCTTAGGCATCCAAGCTCATCTTTTTTTGCTTGTATATCTTTTGGGATATATGCTTCGGTAAGAATCTTATCGAAATTTGATTTCATTTTCTGTAAAAGTGCTACCTTTGTCTCCATGAGATTTTTTATTTGCTGCGAATATACAAGTTTCATCAATACGAAACAAGTTATTCGGATGGATGGGTAGCCTGTGAAGGTCGCCCATTTGTTGTTTAAGGAGGGTAGGTAATGTTCGTAAAACGCTGTGCGCGTGAACGATCGTTTTTTCTCAACCTACTTGTTACGCGCGCGTTAATAGGTATATTTATTAAATATAATTAACTCTATAAACATATACTACTTTCTAATATCTCTATCCGTACACAGAACCTCTCCTGACGTCGAGTTCCTGTGTACTCCACTTAAAGTCTCTATTTAATAAAACATTGCTTTTTACCGCCAAGGTATGGTGCCGTCAGGCAGGATACCGCAGGCTAAACCTGGTAGAAGCCGTATCCTATACCGGAAGCCGGTACCCCGGTAGGGGGGATCGGGTGGAGCATAAGCCAAAGAAGAAAAAGCGAGGTCTTGTACGATCGCTCGCGCTCCGGCTGCCCGTATCCTCTACGGCAGGCTCCATGTCCCAAGGCTTCCCATTTCCCCTTGGCTTTATATCCCATAACATAGCAAGAAGGAATCCAAAGGGAAAAGGGGTGGTCATGTCCCTTGAGGCAGGATAGAGCTGTCCACCGCCGCTCGGAGGCATGTATGGCCGGTGCTCAACTGGCCTCGTTGCCGTGGCTTACGGTGGACTCATTCGGCCTTCCTCCGCCATTTCCACCACCTTTTTCCTTTGGATGTTCATAAATACATGCTAATCAGCATATATTATGTTGATTATGGCATAATTTCTTGACAACGATATTTTTTTTAAGTAGTTTTGTCGAAAACTAATTTTATATGGCCGAACAGAGGAAAGCTTTCGTATTTGCGTTGCCTTATGACACTAGGCTGGATATGATCCAGCAGTTCTTAAGGATATACAATGGCTATCTGGATTCCAAGGGTAGGAGCTTGATTACTGAAAGGACGATAAACTTACTTTCTTTCTACATCAACTACGGATACTCGGATGATACCAGGGCTAAGTACATGGATTGTTATGGACAGAAGGAATCTTATATCGCTGTCCTTAACAATGAGCTAAAGCGTGGCGGTTTTTTAGTAGATAAAAAGAACGGAAATTTCCGTACCCGTGAGCTGTCTATTGAGATGAGAAGCCTACGCAATTATTTTGTTCTTGACGGAGAGGGTGATGACACCCGTGTAATGGGATTCGTATTCAAGAGAAACAAATTGAATATCGATGGATAGGAGTCTTATTTCGTTCGACAGGGATATTGTCGATGAGGTGGTGAGAAGATCTGGAGGGAAGTTTACCAAGCAACAGGTCGAGTGGTGCATGAAAGCATCCGTATCTTATATCCATCATCTCGCCAGATATACTGATAATATATCTATCAGGATCCCGTTTATCGGATACGTTATCTGCAATCTCCGTGAGATGCGTGTAAGACGTGATAAGATACGTCGCATATATGTCAAGGAGGGTAATCGTTATCCAGACGAAAGGATGCCTATTGAGCTTGATTGCCTGGATAAGAAGATAAAGGTGATAGAAGATATGGAGGGATTGAAGAACGGAGATCCCCTTATACGTGACAACCATGAGGCTATGTACCAATGTCGGTATGGTATGACATGGGAACAGTTACAGGATTTTCAACAACAACAATTTAAAAAATAATATGCAAACAATTGGTAAAGCCCAAGTGATAGCCCAAGCTTGGGAAGACAGTTTATTGGGCAGGATTCCTAAGGATGAGAAGGATTATCCGGAGTGGTACAAGAATCGTCTTGATTTATGCAAGAAATGTCCTAAGAACTCTTCTAATATAGCTTTCTTTAAGTTACCAGCTAAGGTATTGCTGCAAAGATTGATGGGAAGACAGGCATGTTCGTTGTGTGGTTGTTTTATCAAGGAGAAGGCTTGGATGAAGACCGAGGTATGCCCGTTGAAGTTCGTGGAAGGAGAGAAAGCCAAATGGAATGCTATGGAGGTGATAACAGCCGATCATAACGATTTTAATATCGAGTGTCCTAACGATTCCTTTGATATAGGACTTACGGATGACGAGAGCGAGTTTTATCTAAATATTTTTGATCAGAAAATAGGTGATAAGATAGAAATCGTGTTATTTATCATCCATAATGATGGTTTCCATGTCAAGGAGCATCATCTCGGATGTGGATGTATGGGAGATGTATCATATAACAAACATCCTGACAATGAAAATAGAATTATATTTAGGATGACGTTAGATACCTCAAAATATACGGAAGGTCATTTTGAGAAACATCTATCTCTTATGGGTTATACTAAGGACGATCCTGAACGTAATTTCAAACATTTCCCGCTACGTATTATAGGGGAAGCTTATAAATAATGCCGTGAGAAATCTCGTAAGAAGCAAGATAGATGACCGTATCCATGCCCTTATTGTCATGGAAGTCGGATGCCGTGAGTTACCTGAATATTCATTGGGTGATATACTTTACTCCGCTTTAAGGAGGATAGCTAGGGCTAATGGTGGTAATGTCCGCTTCTTGCGGGATGTTAGTACCAGGGATTTATTGAGGTCTATAGACCAAAGCATCAGTGATGAGATTGAGTTAAACAACAATGATTATAATGCGTAATATGGAAGATAAAGATATAAAAACAGAGATTAGAGATTATCTTAAAGAAGAGGCGGATACTCATATAAGGCATTGGATAGCTATAAAACGTGAGAGCAAGCGTTTGTATAGCGATATTGAGGATAGGACTAAGAAGATAGCCCTTAAATCATCTTCATTGATAAAAGAGGAGGATTTTGTCGTTCTTCATGAGATGACCCATAAGATACAGATGTTGAATATAGAGGCTGTAAAAGTCAATTCTAGGTTGATGTTCATAATCCAGTTGGCTACCAGCTTCGGTATGGATCTGGATTTAGATACGACATATGCGTCCACCGCCAAGAGTATTATAGAAGACAGAACGTCTGGATTCGTGTTTTATGATGACAAGGAACGTCTGAGATACGCTGACAAGGAGCTTGAGGATATGTTCCATGACATGAGCGTGACGGAAGTAAGTAAGATCGGGGTTGTTCAATCTTATGAGCTTCTTATGAAACAGTATAACGAGTTTAAGGATATGAAAGCCAATGCCACAGGGAAGACGAAAGCCGACGAGTAGGGACGTCGATCGGGTAAACGATAATCTTGAGGTCATATCCAAGGCCGTGGATGACGCCAAGACGTATATCGCCAAGCATCCATGGGATAAGGAGAAGCCTGAGGATATGGCTAGGGCGTTCGATTTCATATCCAAGCTGATCGATAAGATCAACGTATGGAATGACTCGTATATGGAGAAGAGTGGGATCATGGATGTATACAGGAGTGTCAGCAATGTCCAGAAGAAGGAACGTAAGGGACAGGTTTCCGGTGGTATAGAATCCGTATTAAAAAATATGCGATCATGAGTTTAAGCACGAGTCCAGAATTTTATGTAAACATGAAGAATCCCCCTATATGGAACGATCTGTTCGGATGGGAGGATCAGGATGATGATGTTAAGCAGTTCTTCACGGAGGAGGCTTATAAGGTCAAGAACGGGGTGACTATCAACGGTACGTTCATCCCGCCATGGCTTTATTGGCATGTTAATTTCTTTCCCGTATTTCAAGACCTTCCAAATGGGGAGCGTGTTCCTGCTATCAGCCGGTTACGTGATAATGAATGGTTTTTCGCTGAGATGTACCAACGTGCCCGTCAGGAGAAGAAAGGGCTGGGGATGTTCGGTACCCGTCGTTTTGGAAAGGCCCTTCTGGACTCGGAGCTGATATATACTCCTTATGGACCTAAGAAGATAGGGTTCGCTGATATCGGTGATATCATATATGGCGATGATGGTAAGCTTACGACTGTAGTAGGCGTATATCCTCAAGGGTTCGTTGATATGTATAAGGTGACGTTTGAGGACGGGCGCAGTATAGTATGTTGCGGTCAACATCAGTGGAAGGTTAAATATCATGGTGATTATAAAGTCATGAGCACCATGGGTATCATCCACTCTGACTTCCATAAGATGACCATAGATATAGGGGAGGCCGTGGATTTCCCCGAGCGGCGGTGGCTGATGTCGCCCCAGCTCCTTGGGTCTCTGACCGCCTCTTTCCTTTGTGGATCTACCGACAGGATCTTCGAGTTAAGCAATAAGGAGATGGATGATATTATTTATTCATCCAAAAAACAGAAAGAGTTGTTTATAAGCTCATTCATGAAGATAGCTTGCGGCATAAGTACTGGTGACGATCGTTTTAAGGTCGTTTACAAAAGTGAGTATATTATATCCTTCGTAAGAAGAATATTCTGGTCTATGGGATATTATTGCGTCATGGATGGTGATGATATGTATATATCTAAGACCCATAACAGGCTTAGGATATCCGATATAGATTATTACGGGAAGTATAAAGCTACTTGTATTGAGGTCGATAACAAGTCCCATCAGTTCCTTACCACTAATTTTGTCGTATCCCATAATACGACTATCATGTCATCCCTTCTTCAGATGAACGCTACCATGACGATCGGGCTTAGTCATTCCGTGGTAGGTTTCAGCGATAGCGATTTGTCTAATATAGGTGAGTATTGTGAGTATGGGCTTGATCATGTGCATCCTTTTTTCAGAATTAACAGGACCAAGACCGATTGGAGTTCTGGTGTCACCTTAGGCAAGCGTATGTCCAACGGGGTTCGTGATGTTCATGCCATAATATCCATAGCCAACATCAACATGGGTAGGAAGACATCCACGCAGAAGACTGCCGGTCTGACCCCAGCCACGGCTATTTTCGACGAGGTAGGTAAGGGACCTATCAAGAAGCCGTACACTGCCGCCATGCCGTCCTACGACACTCCTTATGGCTGGCGTCTCAGTCCTATCTTGGCTGGTACCGGTGGTGAGGTGGAACTATCCAAGGACGCTCAGGAGATGTTCTCTGATCCTGATACATACAATCTCCTGGTCATGGACTGGGATATTTTAAATCGGAGAGCCATGAAAGGGAAAACATGGAAAGAACGGAAATGGGCGATGTTTGTCCCCGGTCAGATGGCTAACTCCGGTGTTAAGAGAACTATAGGATTGGGCGATTATCTTGGTAAGCCTGATGACAAGAAGCTTAATAAGATCAAGATCGACGCTACTGATTTCGAGGCTAGTACCAATAAACTTAATGAGGAACGGAAGAAACTATCTACAAAAGATAGGGTTGCGTACACTTCTCATACCATGTTCTATCCATTTACGATTGACGACTGTTTTTTAAGCTCATCCCAGAACCTATTCCCGGTCGAGTACGCTATCAAGCATAAGAATGATCTCCTTGAGTCGGGGCAATATAGCGGTATGCTGTGTGATGTCTTTCTTGAGTCAGGTAATAAACTGGGGACTACTAAATCGAATAAGCAACTGGCTGGATTCCCGTTTAGCGGCGGTGTTATTGACGCTCCTGTCCAGATATTCGAGATGCCTCAATCCAATAGGTTTGATGATTTTATTTATGTGGCGGGCCAAGATCCGTATAAGCAGGCCAAGTCTGATACTCCTTCATTGGGATCCTTTTATATATTCAAAAGGCGTGTTGGTATCCGAGATCCTTATGCCTATAGAATAGTTGCCTCTTACGTATCCCGCCCATCATCTATAGACCAATTCTGTCGTACATGCGAGGTACTTCAGAAAGGATATGGTGCTATATGTCTTATGGAGAACGCTGACCAGATGTATGAGCAGTATCTTAACCGTAAAAGCGGTATGCCAGCGTCTTTCTTTCTGTTTGCTGGTGAGGCAATAGCCAATAAGTATGTGAAGGCCGGCTCCCGGCAGAACAGCAAGCTGGGGCTATACCCGACCCCCGGCAACCAGAACCTGCTATTCTCGTGCGTGGTGGATTATTGCTGGCAGGATTTCGTTATTGGTTATGATGATCAGACTGGTCTTGATATAACTGTCAAGGGTATTGAGTTGATTGATGATATAGCTCTACTGGATGAAATAATACAGTACAAGCCCGGATTGAACGTCGATAGGATAATAGCGTTCGGGCATGCGTTGGTTCTCGCCAGATATTTTGACGATAACAACTACATGCCTAAATCGAAGATCGAGGAGATGAATAATGCCCGCAAGGAAGACGCTTATAAACACCATGAGGTATATGCCTCTGCCTTTGGATCGGTATCTATAGGAGCTTTTAGGTAAATGAATGTCAATTAAACGCCTATCTTTGTTGTAAATAAAATTGAATAATCATGGAAGTGTTTAATAGAGATCATTCGTTTCCAGCAAAAGGAGCGTTATTAGGATTACCTCCTCAGGCTATTTCCACGAAGAAAAAGAACAGGAAATGGAAGGAGGATTGTATGGACGCTCTTGAGACGATAGGATTGAAACAGTATGATCATAACCAGATGTACCGTGACTATTATCTGATGGCGGATGGTAAGTTATCTTTTATGGAGATGGCGGATGTTATCCCTCAGTTAAGGAGCGTACAGAAGCTAAGGAGCGATATAAGGATACCTTCTTTCTTGAAGCATTATGATATCATAGGTGGTATCGTAAATGCCTTTGAGGGATGGCTGACAAACCTACAGGATAAGTATACGGTTAATGAGGTAGGGGATATGGCTATAAGTGAGTATGAGGATACGATGTCAAACTTACTTCATCGTCATATACAAGAACAGTGGGATATTATCGTTAATCAGCGTCTTGTGGAGGCCGGTCTTGATCCTACGTACAATGAGTTTAATTCCGAGGAGGAGCGTCAGGCTTATGTTCAGCAAATCCAACAGGCCAAAGTGTCTATGACCCCTGATGATATCCATAGGTTCATGAGTACAAGATGGAAGACGCAGGCGGCGGTATGGGGGGATCATGCGATCGAGGCCGACCGTAGCCGGTTTTATATGGATGAGCTTGACAGGGAGAATTTCAGGGATCGTCTTCTTAGCGGAAAGATGTTCCGTAATCATTTCGTTGGCTTCGACTACTATCGTCCGGAGGTATGGAGCCCGATGGAGGTATTCCATCCTGACGTGAAATACCCGCAATACGGATCTTATGTGGGCCGTATTCATTATTACGAGGGTGTTGAGCTGATATCAAGATACGGCCATAAGATGACGGCCAAGGACAAGCGTCGTATTATGGGCGGTGATGATGATTATGAGGGATGGGTATCTAATGACGGTACTAGGTATGACTGGAAGAAAAAGAAGCCGTCTATTACCGGTATGTACGAGAATGAGGTTGTCCCATGGAAGGGATACCATGACTATGAATCTATAGTCGCCGCTGAGGACTATTATGGTGTTCCGATGGGCGAGTACCACACCTTCGGGCCGGACGGGGAGGAACACACCCAGCCCCGCTTCTTGCCCCGCTTCCATCCATTTGGCTATTTTAACTCTGACATGTCCAATGGCAAGAGATATGAGATAGATTCCCGCCTTTTTAGGGTCATGGAGGGATATTGGGTATCCATGAAACCGGTATTCTTAATAACTTACATGACGGAGACCGGGATGGTGGATCAGGAGCTTGTTACCGACGAGCTATTGCCTGAGTTTTTGGAGAAGAACGGGATAAAGAAGGTGAAGAGGGTGATGGCAGAAGCCGTTGGTGATCCTGAGGTGAACACCTACATCTTGGAGTATGTGCCTGAGGTTAGGTTTGGAGTTAAGATCACCGGAGGTAATTTAATGGATAAGTCTATATATATTGGTGGGGATCCAATACCTCATCAGATACATGGTGATAGCAGTCTGTATGATTATGTCATTCCGGTTTCGGGATTTATAGGGGCTAGTCTAGCTGATCGCATACAGCCGTTCCAGATGATGTATAACCTTGCTATGAACCAGTTATACAATAACGCCGAGAAGGAGATCGGTAAGTTCTTCTTAGGCGACTTAGGATTCCTGCCTACGGAATATAAGGATATGATGGACAAGAAGGGAGCTTTGGCTACTTTTATGCAGATCGTGAAGTCCGTTTCGTTTATGGGCGTAGGTGGTAACGATACGAACAATCCTTACCAGAATCCGCAGATGAGTAGCATATATAACCAGTTCGGTGTATATGATCTTACTAATACGGATCAGATAAGATCCCGTATGGAAATGGCTTCTTACGCCTATATGATGGCTTATAGGATGATAGGTATATCCGAGCAGGCAATGGGTCAGTCAACCAGATACGAGAGTTCTACGGGCGTAAAACAGGGGGTTAACGCCACCATGTTACAGACCCAGACTTACTTTAATGATTTCGATGACTTCAAGAAACGGACATTGGATATTCATCTAGCCGTGGCTCAAGTATGCCAGAAGGAAGGATACGATTGGACCGTGATGTACAGGAACAGCGATCTTTCCTTGGCTTACATCAGTCTTACGGATAATAGCTTGTCGTTACGTCATCTTAATGTTATGGCTGTCTCTAATTCCAAGAAACGTCTGGAATTGGAGAATTTGAAACAATATATATTACAGACAAATACGTTAGGTAATGACTTACTTGATATCACTAGGATGATGAGCGCCAACTCAACGGCTGAGATGAATCAGATCGGAAGGGATGCTAGATCTTACGCCGATCGTGTAAGGCAAGAAGAATACCATAATCAACAGCGACTTGTCCAGCAACAAGCAGAGGCCGAGCAACAGGCACGTAATGATGAGCATGAGAAGGATAAGGAACTGGCTTATATCAAGGGCAACTTCGACTTAAGGGGTAAGAGCATAATGGCCGCCGGTCAAGCGGCTAGGACACAAGATAACGCAGAGGGTATGGATTATGTGGAAGCTATAGCGGATCGAGCCTTGAAGGAAAGGGATCTGGATATCCGTGAGGAGGATATGAGAACCAGACAGGCTAACGCCGAGGCTGAGCGAAGATCTCGTGAGGAGATAGAGAGAAGGAAGCTGGAATTAAAAGAAAAGGAGATAGACGCTAGGAACAAACGTTCTGATACAGATAGGTTTACGTCAATAATAAACAAGAATTGATTACAAGTTTTGTAAATATTTTTACAAAATCTGTAATCATTTTGGCGTAAAATTCTGTCATATACTATAATGGGTTTGATTTAATTGGTAATTGGATTAATAATACTTTTGTAAAAAGCAAAAAAGGAAATTGTATGAATGACATGGGTGATTTCGCTAAGGGTTTTAAGACCATGAGTGTCGAGGAACTTTTTTACCGTGGTGACGGTGATGGCGATAAGAATAATATCGAGGGTAAATATGATAAGGATGGTAATCCTATAGGTGATACCAAGGAAGAGCCTGCCGACGGCGGAGCGGCTGACGGTGGCGGGGATAAGGGCGGCGACGCTACCAACCCAGACCCGGATTCCTTTGGCGAAGGCGGTACTGATAATAATAACGTGGTATCAGGTTTTAACGGGAAATCTTTCTTGGAGAAGATGGCCGCCAGAGGTATCATCGACAGTATCGATAACCTTGATATTATGGTAGATGATAAGCCAGTCGATCTTTCTACTATCACAAAAGAAGATGATCTACTTGATATAGTGGAGGGATTGATCAAGGATAAGGCCGATGAGTTGTTGAAGGATAAGGTTGATACTGGTTCTATGTCTGACTTTATGAAGAAGATGATAGAGGTGGATAAGGCTGGAGGTAACGTAGGTCAGCTTCTAAACCAATATCAGAACATTCAGGCGCCGTTGGACAACCTTGATATGAGCAACAAGAATGATCAGCTTGCGGTCATCCAGCATTATTATAAGATGTTGGGTATGCCGGAAGACGAGATAAAGGATAATATGGAGATGATGATTGGTAAGGGCGATGAGTTCATTGAGTCCAAGGCAAATAAATTCCATGATATCCTGAAAAAGGAGATGGATAACCTTATCGAGGAGGAGAAGAAAAAATCCGAGAAAAGGAAACAGGAGTTGATTGAGCAGATGAAGATCTATAAGAAAGGTCTTAAGACGTCTATAAGCTCAGGGTTCCAGTTGACTGACACGATGATAGGTAAGGCTGTCGATTTCGTTACCAAGCCGATAGACAATCAAGGTCATACGGCTATAGATAAAGCTTATTCGGAGGCTATCAAGAATCCGGACATGGCCGCTGATCTGGCTTTGTTCTTGATGAATAAGGACGAGTTCCTTAAACAGAAGACTAACAAGGCTAAGATGGAGGTCAATAAGAAGACCATCACTCTTCTTTCTGGCAATAAGGGAGGAAAGCAAAATAAGAATAATATCGATAATGATACTATAGAGGCTAACTTCCTTGATCTGAGTGGATCAAAGAGTGTATAACATTAAAAGATAGATAATTATGAATCCTTTTTTAACAAAAAGTTTTCCGGCTACCGTGAATGGTGATAACGTTATCGCCTTCACCGACGCCAAGAACTATAAGACTTCGCTCGTAGAGCATAACTTAGGCTCATTGGCGAGCTGGTATTACGAGGATCCGGACAAGAATCATTTGGGTCTGTTGAATCTGTTCTCTAATATCGCTAACTATCCTGTCCCGATGTATATGGGTATGATTAATAACGGCGCTACGATCTCCGTTAACGGTATTGGAGCTTCTTTCCGTTATGATTTACCTGTTACAAAGACATTCGCTGTCGTTACGGCTGAGGATACTTCAGGTCATCATCTAAAACCGGGTATTGACGGTAGTTTGTTTGATATCGTTTTGAATACTTCTGAGTTTACGGCTTATGATGTCATTACCTATGACGCCGCTAACGGCTGTAATATCCTTATCTCAGGTGAGATCCCGTCTAAGACAGAAGGAGATTTGACACGTTATTGGGGTCGTGTTATTGGCGGTAAGGCTAAATACTTCCCTAAAGAGAAATTACGTCCGGGTATCCGTTATTGGAAGATCGGTCATGCCCTTGGTGAGTACAGTACCCAGTTCTCTAAGGTATCTGGAGCTGACAAGGCCGGTTCCATGACTTGTGAGTTCCGTTTAGGAAACCACCGTGGTGTTGAGGGTGAGACAACTATGTACGCTGGTATGAAGTCCATGCAGGCCGCCCAGAATAGCACTTCAGAGTTCGTGGAGACTGCCCTTCGTCGTATGAATGCCATGAGAAGTGAATACGAGGGTAATATTCCTGATTTGGCTATTATCGGCAAGACTGTTAATGGTAGACTTGATTTACGTACGGCTAAGGTAGCGTCCACGCTGGAGGTATTCTGTATGGCTGAGTTGGTTAAGCTGGAAGCTAGACAGTTAATGTGGCAAGAAGGTGGTATTATCATGGATCAAAATGGTCCTATCCATTTGAATGAAGGTATCTATCGTCAGCTTCGCCGTGGTTATACTATCTACTATAGTCGTCCGATGGGTATTACTAAGGATACTCTTATGGCTGCTGCCGCTTATATTTTCCGTGGTCGTCAAGATCTTCCTATTACGGAGCGTAAGATTAAGTTCAAGGTAGGAGCTATGGCTATGGTCAACTTAGAGAAGTTGATTAGAGAGGCTTTCTTTACTACGTTGAGTAATTTGAGCTGGGGTATGGGTAGTGACCGTATGTTGCCTTCTAATCCTATCTCTGGTACTAATGATGCTATGATCTTAGGTCCGGTACAGGTTAAGGGCGCTTTTCTTCCCGGCATCGGAAATGTAGAGTTCGAGCACGATCCTTCTTTGGATTACGCTGACATGACAGATCGTAGCGAGTTAGTGAATGGCATGTATCCTAGATCCTCTTATTCTTGTATTATTGAGAATATCACTGACGCTGGATCGACTAACGCGTATTCCGCTATTCCTAATACGGCTAACGCTAAGTTAGGTAATATGAATAACAACGTATTTTATATCAAGCCAGAAGGCGTAAGCATGTGGTGGGGTTATGAGTACGGTCGTTGGGCGCACAAAGCCAACGGAAATGAGATCGTATCATCCTTGCCGGGCATGAAAGAGCAATTCTGGTGTCACTCAGCTTCCGCGGCTTGGGTTATGGATAACAGCAAGTTCTTGATCATCGAGCTTCAACCGAACTACTTCGGCTAAGTTTTTTTTCATATGTAATTTGGTTTTTAGAGGGGAGGATATTCCTCTCCTCTTTTTTTAGGAAAGTAACGCAAAAATAAGGAAATGAAAGAGATTTTAAAATCAAAGAAGGTATTGGTCGAGGTAAACGGCTTCAATATCATGTCAGATACCTTGTATGAGGTAGTAGGTAAACACGACGGAAGCGCTCCGCAGGCCTTCCAAGACGCCAATATAGCCAAGGCTCCGTTCCCGGAGAATGCTACTCACGTATGTTGCCCGTGGGATGATTTCTCAGAGGTTTACAATACCGGTTTTTATCCAAGATCAAGATGTTATAATGGCATGGATAAGGATGAGGTTGATAAGTTGGTTGATCAGCGTGTCAATAATATAATGAAGCCTTTTGAGAATATATCCCAGAAGGATCTTTCCCAGACCAATTTCGAGTTTTGGGATGATGCTAAAGACAAGATCTATATGGGTAAGGTTTATAACACGGCTAATACCGTTGAGTTATTTTATTTATATCTGGCTGTATTTTCTGGCATGTTGACTCCTCAGGAAATGGATGGTGATCCTATTTTCATGAACTCCATGTTCTGTTTCATTGAGAAAGACAACGCCAAGGATTTCGTTCAGCAGCGTGAGATCAATAAGATGAATATCAGCTATAAGTTCATCGACGCCCTTAAGAAAGGTGGCAAGGAACGTCAGGCTGTCATCGACCTTCTTCTGTACATCGGTATCGTGACCCGTCCTGATTTTACAGAGGATGATTATTACACCGGATCACTATCAAACTGGATGAACGAGAAGAAGACCAACATCGATTATCTGCTTGATATCTGGGATCGTTCATTGGAGGGTGATTTTAAGGAAGTTCTTGAGTTCTATCGTATCATAAACGTCCTTCAACGTAACGGTCGTATTAACATGACTCCATCCGGCTTGCAATATAATGGTCAGATCATAGGCCCTGACACCCGTACGTCCGCCGAGTTCTTGGCTACCAAGAAAGATCTTATCAGTGTAAAGGCTAATGTCTTGGATGAGTACGAGGAACTTATGTCTATTTCTAATATAGACGATAAGACCAAGAAGGTTAAGGATGTCAAGAAGAAGGAAGACGTAGGTGAAGGTGATAAGGTTAATACGGAGGAATGACGATGACGATCCAAGAAGCGTATCTAAGGTCTTTGCAGAAGAATGAGCAGAATCTCGCCAATGGTGGGATTAAGCTTGATCCCGGGAGGTTCGTGCTTTTGTTCAACGAGGCTCAGGATAGGTTGATAAGATACTATCTTAATAGGAAGGATGATGAGACCATCCGATCTATACAAACTCTTCTGGTATACTGGAAATCGCTTAATGAGGTTAGTCATATTGATGATCCCGAATCTACATCATTCGGTCTTCCTGATGATTATTTATGGTTCTCAAATATAAAAGGATCGTTTTCTTATAATGGATGTGAGGTTGGAGATTTTGTCATGTGGGAGGCTAAGAACGAGAATGTCCATGAGCTTCTTGGGGATGATAACAATAGGCCTTCTTTTGACTATCGGGAAACGTTCTACACCATAGGTGACGGGAAGGTCGTGGTGTATGAGGACGGCTTCCTCACAGACGAGGTCAGGATGACCTACTACCGGAATCCGGTACGGGTGGATCTGGCCGGGTACATCAACGCCGCCGGCGAGCGGTCCACGGACATCGACCCTGAGCTGCCCGATCCTTTGGTGGAGGAGATTTTGGATATGGTCGCCAAGCAATTCAACCTTAACGAGAATGAGTTGCAGAGGTATCGGTTTGATAAGGATAATGTGGCTTCCTTTAAATAAAACAACATTAGTTTGATCAGAAGGCCTGCTCAGCGATGAGTGGGTCTTTTTTGCTCATATATTTTTGTATATAAAAATTTTATCAATATATTTGTTATATATAAAATTAAATGTGTATAATATGAAAACTAATGTTGTTATGATCTCTAAAGATAGAGACCTTTTTGGTGTTACTATCAAGCAAGATACTAAAACATCTTTTATGTCATTAACTGATCTGCAAGAGGCTTATACAAGGAAAAGGATTCAGGAGGGATGGAATGATAAAAGAATAGAGAATATTCTATCTAATAAAGAGAGTGCCGAACGAATATACTATATTCTTGAAAAACAAGGATATATGATAGAAACAGGATTTCCTGTTTTTATGGAAATGGTTGAAAAAGAGTCCCTTATAAAAGTAATGAAAAAGTTTGGTGCTTATAAGACTGTTGGTAGGGGCGAGAACAGGAGAACTATGTGTAATCCTTATATATGGGTTCTTGTAGCTATGGAATTGAATCCTATGTTGTATGCCGAGGTTGTTACGTGGCTAACCGATAAGCTTATTCTTAATCGAATAGAGGCTGGTGATAGGTATAATGCTTTGTCTAGGGCGGCTTCTAGATTTAAGGATGTAGATTATGTTAAGATCGCTAAGGGACTTAATTATATTGTTTTTAATATCCATGAAAGTATGATCAGGAATAAGGCCACGGAAGCTGAGCTGAAGGAATTGGAGCAAATACAAGGCAATCTTATATGGGCTATAGATATGGGTTATATAAAAAGTTTCGATGAACTTATTGATATGATGAGGAAGATGTATAAGAAAAAGTGGCTTAAATAATGTTTTTACAAAAAATGTAATTTATTTATATGCCTATACACTCGTGATTGTGTTTTATTGTCGTGAACTTGTTTATTATTATGTTTGCGTTAGGTAAATATCCGAAATAACATTAAAACAATATGATTTAATCAAAGTTTTAATGTACCCGAAAGGATCCGGTTATTAGCCTAAGCCTTGAGACAGAGGCTACGTTATTTGAGAATATATAGTTACCAAGGAATGTTTGCCCAAGTTCCTTGCTCTAAGGCAAGTGATTAAATAGGAGTAGTGTATTTGCGAAACAGTGTTGCTTGCGAAAAACCTCAAAATAACATTGGCGATGGGTACTAACAGGGTTTTACCCTGACTTATGTTGAATAAACATTGAATTAGTTTGTAAAATGGTGTATGTACAAGACATAGATGGTAAACCGATGATGCCTACGACAAGGCATGGGAAGGTTAGACGACTGCTAAAAGATAACAAAGCGGTCGTTGTAAACACATGTCCTTTTACCATCAAATTAACGTACAAGACATCCGATTACAAACAGGAAATTGTGTTAGGCGTCGATGCCGGAACCAAGCGTGTTGGTTTATCCGCTACGACGAAAAGCAAGGAGCTTTACAGCGGTGAGGTTATTCTTAGAAATGATGTTGTAGAACTTTTGTCTACAAGAAGAGAGTCGAGAAGAGCGAGACGAAATAGGTTGAGATATAGGAAGCCTCGTTTTGAAAACAGGGTGAAAAGCAAACGTCTAGGATGGGTAGCACCTTCGGTGAGACACAAAGTTGATGCTCATATCCGTGTTATCGACAACATCTGTTCTACCCTGCCGATATCCCGTATCATCGTCGAGATTGCCCAATTTGATACACAAAAGATCAAGAATCCTGACATCTCCGGTAACGAATATCAGGAAGGAGATCAACTTGGTTTTTGGAATGTCAGGGAATATGTCCTGGCAAGGGATGGGCATAAATGTCAACATTGTAAAGGAAAGTCGAAAGACCCGATCCTGAATGTTCATCACATCGAATCTCGTAAAACAGGAGGTGATTCACCATCCAATCTCATTACCTTGTGTGAAACTTGTCATAAGGAATATCATAAAGGGAATATCGATTTGAAGGTGAAACGAGGCAAGTCACTTCGTGATGCTGCGGTTATGGGAATCATGAAATGGAAGTTGTACGAGGAGTTGAAATCGAGATATCCAAACGTTTCAATGACTTTCGGTTACATCACGAAATACAATCGGATTAAATACGGAATAGAAAAATCCCATACATCCGATGCGTTTGTCATTTCTAGGAACTTCAATGCGAAACGAATTGAACGTCAATACTTGAAGCGTTTAATTCGTAGACATAACAGGCAAATACATAAAATGAAAATTTTAAAAGGAGGAAAGAAGAAAAACAATCAAGCTCCTTTTGAGGTTTTCGGATTTAGATTGTTTGATAAAGTATTGTATAACAATGAAATATGTTTTATTTATGGAAGAAGAAAATCGGGATGTTTTGACATTAGGGATTTCGATGGTAAGAACTCTAAAAATGTTACATATAAGAAGCTAAAACTCATTAGAGGAAAGAGATACCCAATTATATTAAAGTAAATGAACTGATTTAATAATTTTAATAAAAAAACGAATTATGTTGCACAGACCGCAAGACCGGGTACTTTTCGTATCCCCACACGCTAAGATGGTGGATGTTGATTCCATCTTATTAAAGGAAGGACAGATCGGTATTTATGATACTAAGGAGACTTCCGAGAACGGTTGTAAGGCCGTGATTGATTTTACCGGTAAGCCTCGTAATGACAAGCGTTATGAGATCCGTATCGGTCGTAATGAACAAGCGGCTTCCCGTTCTATATATGACAAGGATTTTTCCACGCCTCTGTTCTCGTTGAATGAGATCACCGAGATTTACGCTTCTTGGCCGAAGAAGGATCACGCTTATGTCGATGACGTTATCTTAGGATACAATGGTGTCTCTGACGACACGGCTTTCTCCGTTTCCAAGGGCGACCGTATCGTTATCCGCTTGATTCTCGCCGGCAGGGCTTTCGAGCTTCTTGGCTACGAGGGAGGTCGTGTTGAGATCAATGACGCTATCCTTTTGGATGATTGTGACAATACCCCTAATCAATGCGAGGAATGCGATCCTTGCGAGGAGGTTGATTTGTTACCCGCCGTATTGAAGTGTATCGAGCGGATGAAGAACCAACCTATTGCCGGTGGTGGTAAATTATCCGATTATATTGATATCATTCCGGTTACAAGATGTACTAATGAGGCTACTGAGCCTGAGACGGAGGATGTCAATTTCTATTGCATGGAGGTATGCGATACTGGTGATGATCTGGCATTAGCTGAGGTTCGCGCTCAATATCCAGGATTGAAGATCGTACGTGAGACTATCGAGGGTAGCATGTCACGTTATAAGGTGATGAAGAAAGGCGCTAAACCGGCTGATTATACTCAACGTCTGATCTCTATCATGAAAGGATGTACGGATTGTCCTCCTAACTATACCGAGGTTAAGGGTGGTTATCTGTATTCTATCTCCTTGGAGGATGACGGTGTTGATATGTCTACTACGGTGGAGTCATTGCCTAACGTTGTAGCCGATACGGTTAATAAGATGAGTCAGATCAAGGGATCAGGTTTGTATATTGCCGCTACTTCCAAGAAATTGACGGATGAGGAGATCTCTACTTTCGTGGAGGCCAATCCTACGGCTATTATCTACTATGTGGCTAAGACATCCGATATGTGTGAGAATCCTACGGTTCGTACCGCTTCTTGGTCAGCTTGTGGTTCTTGCAAGGTATCCACCGAGAAGTATTATATCACGATCCCGGATGATGAGTGTGGAAACAGTGCTTTGGAGGAAATCAAACAGGCTTTCCCGGAACTGGAGATCACCGACTACGGTACTCCGGCGGCTTGCCAGCATAGCTTCCAGACAACGGTATATACTAACATGTTGTGTGATGAGTGCGACAAGGTGTTCGAGGGATTCTTCACCAGCAAGGCTCCGGCGTCCTACCGCAACCGTATGTGGAAGAAATTGGAGTCGGCTCAGGAACTTGGCACTAACTGCAAGTGCGGTATCCGTTTCCGTGGCAAGGAAATGTTGTTATCTCCATCAGAGTGCTTGATGGATAAAATGACTTATATCGAGGATAGTGTTGAGATCGTTGGTGCTAGCGGCGGTTATCCTGATTCTCTTGACGAGGGGTCTCCTATCTGGTGGGATCAACTTCATTTCGAGAGACTGTCTAGCAAAGCTCCGCGTACTCATGTCGGCGGTAATATGATGGATGACGAGTTGAAGGGCTACGCTCATTTCAACGGTTTCCCGAAACATCAGGATTTCATGGGGCGGACGTTCATGAACGAATATAGTCGTGTAGAGCAAACGGCTCAGTACGTTGACTTCCAGATTACGCTCAATCCTCATAGATACGCTCAGGGATTCGGAAAGGTTATCGCTGATGATCCTATCAACTTGATCTTACGTGTACGTTACGGCGCTCATGAGGGCGTTCAGGAGATGATTAACATGATCGGTGCTGCTGCTGGTCTTGGCCCGGCCATCGTAACTGAGCCGAAATAAAGAACCTTTTTTGCGTTCATATATTTCCTAAAGGGGAGAGATTCAATTCTCTTCCTTTTTTTGTTATCTTTGAGGCAGTAGAATTAAAATATGATATTATGTCTGCGATAAATGAGTATTTAAAGAGACTGGCCTCTATATTCGGAAGCATGGGTTTCTCCGTTCCGCCAGATGACTTCTCAGGTGTTGTCATAGACGGAAAGACGTATCCGGTCATGATGAGGAATGACGGGTGTTACGTGTACTTCGATGATAAAGGAGTAAAGAGACTTGTAAGCGAGGTTCCTAAAAAGGACTATCAGTTCATTAACATCAAGGACGCCCGTGTGTCGATCGTCAACCAATGTTATCGTACTCCGGGAGGTCAGGTAGAGGCTCGTATCCATACCTATATGAATAATAAGGGTGAGATATTGGCCGAGAAGATATTTATCATCAACTCTTCAGATGTTGATACGCCTATTGGTACGGAATTGGATAAGATTCCTGCCGAGTGGGTAGCTATAGATTGTAGCATAGCGGAGATGACCGATCGGGAGTTGATATTCGTAAGTAAATGTTACGCCACGGAAGGGGGCAAGGTCCAGATCGAGGGCGTTGAGTCAGTAGACCCCCGCCTGAACCCGGAGGTATCCCATTATGAGGTGGTGAATACGACTGACGATAGCAATCCTATCGGTACGGAGTATGATAAGATACCCGATACATGGAGTCGTATAGTATGTGATTTCCCGGATATGACCCAAAGGGAGATAATACCGGTGCTTAAATGCTTTGATACCGGAACCGGAAGGGTGCAGATAGAGGGATATAAGATATTTGATTACGAGATGGGTACCAGAAAGGAATGGTATCGCGTCAAGCAAAGTACCGATCCTGAGAATCCGGTAGGTAAGTTTATCACCAGCATAAGCGATGACTGGGTTGAGGTCGTTTGCGACTTCACGGATATGGAGGACCGGGATATTGAGGTAACTGTAGAATGTTATAAGACACCGGCCGGTAAGGTGAAGCTGGAGGTTCTCACGTCATGGGATGGCAATATAGGAGTTAGGGATAAGAGTTATAAAGTCCTGGAGACTACCGATCCGTCACAACCTGAGGGCGCCAGCTTCAGTTCCTTGCCAGATACGTGGGTAAGGACTGTCTGTGATTTCGACGATATGGAGGAGCGTGACATCAGGTCTTATGTCGAGTGTTATGACGGAGGCAATGGCAATGTCAAGCTTCGTAGGCTGGTTTCTTATGACTCCAAGATAAAGGCAAGATACGTCCGCTTCGAGGTGCTTGAATCGGATGACGCCGGCTTCGTTCCGGGGGCCGAACTGGCTGCCCTCCCGGACGGATTCTCTTTGGTGTCTTGTGATTTCACGGATATGGAAGATAGGATGCCTATTGATATCGAGGAGTGTTACAAGACATCAGCCGGAAGCGTGCGTATGAGACATGTGGTGTCTTATGACGGTGATCTTGGGAAAAGAAACCAGTTCTGGGAGATTGTGGACTCGTCTGATAATAAGTATGGGCTAGGAAATAGGATAAATAATATCCCTGCGGATTTTATCCGTGAAAGGTGTGCTCTAGAAAGGTTGGATGATCGTATTACTAGAAATGCGATAGAATGTTACTCGACACCGGGAGGATCGGTAAGGATTAAATCCACTTACGTTATCAACCCTTTAAATCATGTTAGGTCGTATAATCATCATGTATTGAGTTCTACAGATAATGATATCCATGTTGGTACTCAATATACCTCTTTGCCATCCAATTTCGCTCGTATCGAATGCGAGGAGCCGGATTATATGGATCGACTTATCGATACCACTGAGACTTGTTATGATACCGGAAAGGGTACGGTGAAGATCAGGAGACAGGAGTCGTTGAACGGAAATCTGGATGTAAAGACTTTCGACTATAAGATCGTTGAGTCTACCGACCCCGATCATCCTATCAATACTACCCCTACGCAGACGATTATTAACGGCTGGACGGTTATCAGTTGTGATCTTAATATCATGGACGTGGATGATTGTTATGAGATCGGTGGTCATAAGATACATTTGAAGGGATTCAGGACAGTCAATCCGGCGTTACAGGATATTAAGTCTATATTGTATGTCGTGTACTCTGATCATCCTGATTATAATGTAGGTGATGAGCTTACGTCTATACCGGATGGGGCTAAGGTGACGATCTGTGATTACGCGGATAAGAGCCAAAGGCATATGGTTCCGGTGCGAGAGTGCTATGAGGTGGCCGATGGCCGGTTCTATGTGGAGGGGAGCCGGTTGATTGATAACAATATGGTCGTAGAGCGGACGTCGTTGATGGTGATGGAGTCATCCTCTCCTACCTACCCGGTGGGGACTACGCTGACCGCCATTCCTGTTGGCGCTACTATCGTGGCTTGTTTATGTCAAACCTGTTAATCTGAACGGCTATGGTTAAAGTATGTAATGATTATTTTATGATTGACGCCCTAGCTGGAGGTCAGGTCGTAAGAAAAAGGAAATATCGTCGTGAGAATACGATGATAGGATATAAGTGGTATGATTATAATGGGGTCGAGGTAACCGACCCCATTGAGATATCACGTCTTGACGGATTGGCTACTAAGCATCAACGTGTTGATGAGGCTTATGATGATCATGCCATTTTCATGTCGTCAACCAATTACGTTAACAGCGTTTCCGGTATACCTATGGATAAGCATATGGTTGTCGTTGAATGGAGGCCGGATAGCGAGCAGGGCTTTGTAACCATGGCTCATAATGAGGGTCTTGACGGGGACAGCTATTATATAGTTGTTATCAATGCCGGAGATAAGCAGGCTACGATCTACACCCCCGTGGACCCTGAGGATCCAAAGGATGGGACTTCCCGTGCGGTTGATGGCGATAACGTCTCTGTTGGTGGATCATATGTCTCTATATCTCCCAAGCAAGTAGAGAGGATAAGGGCTACTTTCCGTGATGGTAAATGGTATTATGAGTTAGTCACAAAAACATATCCTAGTAATACCGGAGGCATTAAGATCGGGGATGTTGATTTTGTGACGTTCAGATATTTATGGGAATCAAGTTCCGGAAGGGACTTGGACACGATGACGGAAGCCCTTAATTCTAATGTTCCCACCATAGATAATCTTGCTGTAGGTTGGTCTGGCCCCGGAAATGGAGATAGCTCTGTTAGAGAAGTTCTTAAATGGGGTGGTGATAATACCGGTTCTGGTAAGGAATGTGTTTGGATGTCGGTGAAGGATTTAAGGGCTAAATATTATGATATCCTACCTGAAGAGACGTATTTCATGGCCTACGCTACATGGTTTGGATCTAAAGGTACGGGTAAATGTTCTTTTGAACTTGTTGGATACAAGGGAGGTACGATGAGCCAAGACGGATATAATTTCATCAATACCGGTGGATCTGTGGTGTATCAAAATACGTATGATTTTGTTTGTCATACCAGTAAGGGTTCATCTACGTATAAGACATCCTACGAGAAGGTGGCTCGTGTTACCTACAATAAGCTCACTAACGAGGTTTATATGTCCATCGGTGACGCTATAGATCAGGAGGATAATTATGATAAGTTAGAGCGAGAAATCAATAATATAAAGGAAAGACTTAGCGATGTCGAGAGCGAGTTGGCTGTCGTAAGACGTATAGCTGAGGGCAAGAACACGGCGTATATCTTTGATACGGTCGATGCCATGAATGAGTGGCTGGCGGTTCCGGAGAACACGGCTAAGCTCCGTGTGGGGGACAGCTTCTGGATCAGGGAGCAGGAGGTACCTGATTATTGGTGGGATGGAACTCAGGCTTTAGAGCAGGAAGGCCCGAAGGTTGATTTATCTCCTTATTATACGAAAGACGAGATTAATAATATTGTCAATGATATCAATCAGAAGATAGAGGATAAGAGTACGTCTATTATCTTCGATACTTATATCCAGATGAAGTCTTTCGTGGATGATCCTACTAACGCCGATAAGCTTAAGGAAGGTACTATCTTGTTGATACGAGAGAAAAATGTACCTGATTATTATTACGATGGAGCTGGGATAGTCAAGATGGAGGCTGACGTAGAGCAATGTCTTTACGTTACTTTGTCTAACAAGCCTACGGAAAGCACTATAAGTTATACTCAAGATCGGGAGGTGACTAATTTCGCTCCGGGTGCTATAGCTAGATGGGTTGACGCTGACGGCAATGACGTGTTTTATAAGCTTGTTGAGATAGTAGGTGGTAAGGCTAAGTGGATTACCCTTATCGATACTAAATACGGTAATGTGACGCTACAGAGTACTTACGACAAGAATTATGAGATTGTAAATATCGTATCTGGGTCTAGGTTACAGGCTATAAATAGCGAGAAGAATGATATCAAGTTTGTTAATAGCGCTACGGGTAACGTGACTGTCGTGTTGAATGGTACCGTGTCAGGGAGAGCCAAGAAGCTGGTGAGTATGCTGGCGGTGAACGAGGTAGTCTTGACCCCCGGGGCGTCGGTGTCGTTTACCCGGAACGGCGATGAGTTCGTGCTCACCGAGTTGTTTGGCGTTACTATCTTCCCCGATCTGGCGGATGCCAATCGTGAGGGAGAGTGGGTTATGAGCGTAGGCATAACCGGAAAACCGATCCTTATGGAGGTAAAGGAGATGCGTAAGTGGGATGAGAGCATAACCAAGGATCTTACGATAGATGAGCTTAACGAGAAGTTCCCTAACGTGGATATCGGATTCGCTGTCGTATGCAAGACCATCAACAAGGTATATGAGATGGTTAACGGATACAAGGAATGGGTGTCTTATGATATAACCTCAATTAGTTGATATGGGATTTTTAGTAGGATATGATACGGCCCTGTCCTCGGTGACGTTTTATGTTAACGAGGATAGGTTCCCTTGTTATAATGGGAAGGATGCTGATTATGTGCCTGATCCGATAGTAGATTATGATGCTTTTAATCGTAATCTCAGGTTCTCGGCAAACAATCCAGGATTCGTGGACGTCGATTGGGGTGACGGGACAAAGGATCAATACCCTTTGGTCAAGATATCTGACGGTAGTTATAGGATAGTATTCAGGTCTTTAGATATTGAGTACAAAAAGAATCCTGACGATACTACATGGTGGTATAGGAAGGAGGATGGATCTCAGTATATACCGGTTCCTCCACATAAGTATAGCGATATCAGGCGTAGGGAGGTTACGATGAGGTTCTCTAACGTAATCGATGGGGAGTTCAATATGGATGGTATTGTCCTCCATGAGTTTCCTGTAGTTAATCTACCTGATATAACTTATTTGGCTATGGTCAGATCCGTTCTTAAAAATGGTGATATCCCATATGACAGGATAAGTAAGAGCGTTAATCTTCGTAATATACAGATGGGATCTTTTATTCATCCTGGTGTATGGAGTAATTGGCCAGAAGGTTTTTTAAATATGAAAAATCTGAGGTATTTCGGATGCAATAACGTTTTTAACTTTGGGGATGATCCTGATTCTAATTGGAGAAGATTCTCTGAATGGAAGAATCTTACTGAATTTAACTTCAACTGGTGTAACATCCCTTCTTATGATCCGGCTTTTAATTCTATTCCAGCAAAAGGTATAAGCATTATAAGCAATCGGAATAATATACCTGTATTTGATGAGGTGGATAAGGTTGGAGATGATAAGACAGGCGTTACTTTTATGGGTAGTGGTAGCTCATGGAAACAAGATCTAGTAGAAGGTAAGTTGAATAAGATTCAGGGCACGTATTGTAATTCAGGCACGGTACCGGTAGACGATCTCCCAGATTGGTTGTATGAGGTAAGGGAATTTAGGATATGGACTTTGCGTGATGGTGGTACATTTATAAATACGCAGGAGAGGGCTGATACATTCGTAAATACATTTTATGATAAGATAATGTCGTGGAGTTATATAACGATGTCACAGACGGCTTCTGACGGTAATAGGAATCAGTTTTATAAACTCACCTTAGATTTATATACTTCCGCAGCTCCTACCAACAAGAGACCATCTGGCGTTTATCAAGCCCCTGAGGGGTTTGTTAAGGGTGTTAGCAACGGTAATCCTACGACGCCTATGGAGAAGGTGTATGTGCTTACCAATAACTACGGGCAGACATGGGTCTTGACCCCTGCCCCGGCTTCTAAGGCCGCCCTTACGAGGGCAAGGCGGGCTGGGAAGGCTAGGATCACCCCTTTCGTCCTTGGCGTAAAGGACGGCCATGTATCCGTGTTCGGCGGAGATGTATTGGATGATAATATGAGTAAGTATAATTTCGCCGACAAATACGAGGCTATGGATATCTGTAACGATCTGGGATTGGACAGTTCACCGGTTGTCGAGTATTTCAGGAGAATAGAGGAGGGAGAGGTATGAAATTAATATGTAAGGATACGAATAAAGGGTCTATAACCTTTTTTACTAAGGGTAAATACGCTTTTAGGGGCGTTAACAGGAATGATACTACCGATGATGTGCCTGATCCTATATTGGATGTTAATAATTATAATGAGAGTATACAGTTTTATTCCAAGACCCCCGGCATGTGCGAGGTCGATTGGGGTGATGGGAATAAAGATCAATTCCCTTTCGTGAAGGACAGGAGCGAATCCATATACGGGCGATATAGGTTGATGTTTAGGAGAAGGGATATAAGTTATCGTAAGAATCCGGATAGCCATCCATGGTGGTTTTATAAGGAAGATGGGAGTGAGTATATTCCCGCCCCCAATCATGCTTACGCTGATGGACTAGATAAAGATCGGGTCATTACCATGACTTTTACGAATGATATTACATACGTTCGAACAGCGAGGATAATGATGGTAGGATTCCCGATATTAGACGCCCCAAGTATTATCAACTTAACCTTATCCATTACCGGCGATGGGAATATAACCGATATCCCTAAAGACAGGATACGTAGATCGGTAAATATAGAGTATATAGCACTTAACGAATTGGGTGTAGGGACATTGACATCCATACCGGACGATTGGGATAGGTTGACTAAGTTGAGAGGCATTAATTTAAGTCGAACGGCTGATTTTAATGATACGGAGTCTTCTAATATAAGGAAATTCCCCTCTATGTGGCCTAATCTTGTAACATTAGCTTTGGCAGGTTGCAGGGTTAGGGTATATCCAAGGGAATGGCTGTCTTTTAGCAAGCTAAGAGAATTATATATATCCCCGGGAGTGGCTATGCCATCGTTTGACCCTAATACATGCCCGGCTATGGATGAGGTGGATAAGATAAATCCTAGCTTAAGGATTTTCGATCATATAAATAGATGGTATGGGTCTGTCGTGAGCTGGCATCCGTATATGAGCGGTAAGGGATTGGGAAACATTGAGCGTATCGACGCTTCATACGGTTATAGTAATATAGATGTAAGTAATCTCCCGGATTATATATATGAGATGAGGTCTATGAATAGCTTTTATATGCATCGCAGCTTGTCAACCCAAAGTCGATGTGATACGTTTATATCGACATTATATGAGAAGGTGATGGGATTTGATTATCTCACTATGTCTTCCTCTGCTTCCGATGGCAAAAGAAATCAGTTTTATGGATTGTATCTAAGTATGTATTTAGCTTCCAATCCTGATGATAAAAGACCTAGTGGCGTATTACAGGCTCCCTCTGGTTTTATAAAGGGTCAGTCTAATGGCTCTCCGTCGACTCCTATGGAGATGGTTTATGTGCTTATGAATAATTATGGATGGAGGTTTAGTATGGCACCAGAGGCTTCGGTGTTAAGGTCAATACGATCTTCTGATATTGACACGAGGTTGTATAAGCCATATAAGCTTATCGTATTTGACGATGGGCGTACCTTTGTAGGCAATGGAGATGTTTTAGCTCATGATACGGATAAGGTATTATCGTTTGGGGGTCAACCAGAAGGGGAGTTTTTATGTGATTCTATGGGATTGGACAGGAATGTTATTGTAGAATATTTTAACAAGATAGGTAATGGCTAAGACATTATATAAATACGAGGCATCATCCAACAAGTTCGTGTGGTTCACTACATGGGATAGGGCACTTAGAAATTATTATACCGATGATTATAATTATGTACCTGATCCTGTCGTTGGTAATCCTTGTAATACGTTTGTCGAGTTTAGATCCAGAAAGCCCGGTATGGCTAATGTGGATTGGGGGGATGGAATAAAGGAGCAGTTTCCTATGACCAAGGTTCAAGGGGAGGATAATTATCGTATTATATTCCGTTCTTTAGCGATACAACATAAGAAAAATCCCAATACTACGTGGTGGTTCAGGAAGGAGGATGGATCGCAATACGTACCTGTGGATAATCATGCTTACGCTGATGGGAGGAGGGACGTACAACGGGCTGTGTCGATAGATTTTACTTGTGATATTTATTATGCCAATATCCAAATTTGCAAGATGACATCTTTCCCGATTGTGGATATACCAGGACTTGAGTTTTTGGTCGTATCCCATACGCTGTATGTTAATGACGGTATACCTGTAGACAAGTTGTCAAGATCCAAAAAGTTAATTTATATCGATCTTCAAAATATAGGGCAAAGAATGACCGTAATTCCTGAGGCTATAACCAGCAAGACAGAGGTATATTATTTAAATATGTTTAATATGCTTGATCTTAGGGATATAGAATCTAGCGGAATAAGGAATATAAAGAATATGAAAAATCTTCAAACCCTTGAATTGTCTTCATGTTATTTGGATAGGTATATAAAGGAGTTTAATGATCTTCCTAAATTAACTTCGTTGAGAATACATCCTGGCCCTTCTGATATGTGGAATTATTTTGATATAAATACCCTTCCTTTTTTCGAGGTAGATAAGATAAATCCTAATATTACTGATTTTTATTTTTTAGATGACTGGATAAGTGGAGAAAGGAGGACGGGTTGGAATGATGATAATATGTCTGGAAGGGGATTGGAACATCTTACTAGTTTCATTGCAGCTCATAGCAATAGTCTTAGAATGGATAAGCTTCCGGATTATATTTATGAGATGAGGGCTATTACATGGTTTAACGTGAATGCATCCACTCATAGCCAAAAAAGATCAGATGATTTCGTGAACTCTTTCTACGACCTTGTTGTAGGATGGGATCAGATTACTATGACATCCGTGGCTAAGGATGGGAAGAGGAATCAGTTCTATAGTCTTTCGGTAAGCATGTATGTTGCTGCTTATCCAACCGAAAACCAGCGTCCTTCCGGCACGGAGCAGGCCCCAGAGGGATTCGTGAAAGGCTCATCCAACGGGTCTCCCGCTACACCTATGGAGAAGATATATGTGCTAAAAAATAACTACGCCCAGAGATGGACGATTAAACCAGAATAATATTATGAATATCAATATTTTAAAATTAAATTGGGGGGGGGTAAAATCCTGTTTGCCTTATGATGAGAAGAAGGATGTTACCCAAAAAGAAGATAATAGAGGTATTCGAGGAACTATCTCCTCAGGATAATGGATATTGGGAGGTTCCTGATGGGGTCTATGAGGTTGAGTTCGCGTTGGTCGCCGGAGGTCTTAATGGAGAATATTCCGATGTATATAATGCCGGGAGTGGCGGTAACGGAGGTGGTGTACTGACTGAGACTATATCCGTAAATCCAGGTGTTACATATAGGGTGGTTGTCGGAGATATAGGTGGTGATAGTATATTCGGTATATATCAGGCTATTGCCGGTAAAGGTGGAAGAGGCGGATATGGAGTTAAAGGGGATGGTCATGATCCTTCCCCGGGAAATCCAGGGCAAGATGGATCATATGTTTTTAATAACAAATATCCTGACCGATATCCTTATCCTATGGGCGCTGGTGGTGGATCGGGAGCTTATACAAGAGGATGGGATACAGGCTTTTTATCCGGAGGTAAAGGTGGTAATCACGGAGGAGGTGATGGGGCTGGAGTTGAGGATACTGAGGGTGTTATTATTAATGGCAAAAATGGAGGTAATGCCACTTATTATGGAGGTGGTGGAGGAGGAGCCTCTAAAGCTTCTAGTAGTGGGGCTACGAGCGGTCGAGGAGGATCAGGTTATCGTGGTATTGTTATTTTACATTATTTTAAAAATGGATGATATGGATAGGAATGATATTATAAAAGAATTAGGTTCGTATTTTGATATAGTGGAATTGGTGTGTCCTCATACATATAATAAGTGGAAGGACAGATCGTGGCAGTTTCTTGATACAGCGTTTCTCCATAATCTTCTTATATTACGGAGGGATATAATTAAACAGCCTATGTATTGTAATAATTGGGACAAGCAGGGGCAGTTTTCCCAACGTGGTCTTAGATGCAACATCTGCCAGATAGTTAAGGATAAGAAAGATGTTTATCTATCCGCTCATGTGTTGGGTAAGGCTGGGGATTTCGATGTCAAGTCAATGACGGCGGAACAGGCCAGAGGCTTGATTTTGGATCATCAAGATATGTTACCATATCCTTTCCGGCTTGAAGGGAAGGTGGGTTGGTTGCATTTTGATAGCCTTGATACTAGGAACGGTATACATGCTGTGGTGTTTTAGGTACTTAATGGTATAGTAGTTAACTTTGCGAGTGGGGTATAAAATGAAAGACAAAGACATGATAGAGCGAGTAGGGGCTTTGTGGAATATTGCGCTTGCGTATGGTGCCTCTTGTTGGGCTTACTTCCAGCCAGTGCATCATTTATTGACCGTATTACTTATAGTATTAATAGCGAATTTTTTGGCTAGGTTAGCGCAAAGCGTAAGGGGCTGGAAGCTCCGTAGAAGCCGTAGGAGGAGGTTTAGTTTCAAGAGATGGTTTAGGGAGGTCAGGTTTACTGATATTCTTAAGGAGTTCGCTTTGTCTTGTTTTATAGTAATGACATTATGTGTTATATATAAGACGTTATACCCGATCGAGGAGGAGGCTAGCATGATACTTACCGTTACCAAATATGGGGTGTATATAGCCCTTGTTGGATATGTGATGCTTTTCCTGAATACGATAGGGGATGCTTTCGCTGACGCTTATTTGGTGAAGGTGTTCAAGGCCGTATTCAAGAGGATAAACGTATTCAAGATGTTTGGCTTCTCTAAAAACATACCTGACGAGATGTTTGACGATATAAAGAAGATTGCTGATGATAAGGTTAAGGATAAGTCTTAAGGCTGTTTTTTGTTTAGGTCTGTCGCTATTCCTGTCCTCTTGTGGAAGCAGGAGGCAGGTTAGCGACACGTCTATAGATAATCGTTTGATAAGCAGGATAGAGACGATGATAGATGAGGCCATGGACCGGAAGATCGTGGAGATCAGGACATCTGATCTTAATGCTGATATTGTCATAACTGAGAGGAAATTCGATACTACGAAGGAGGTGGACCCATCCACTGGGGAGCGACCCGTGTCCTCCCAGACGGACGCTCATATCGTCATCGGCCGGCTGGATAGCACGGTGACGGTCGATTCCCTTGGCATTGATAAGACGATTACCGGTGTTAAGGATATTGACAAGAAGACAGACATCGAACATAAGGACGTAGATGATAAGAAGGAATCAAGATGGCCTATAGTGTGGATAGTAGCTGGTATCTTGATGATATTGTTGGTATTGGTGTATATATTGAAGAAGATAAAGATTTTGTAATTATATATTATAAAAAAGGAACTATGATCTCTCACCGTTCCTTATCTAATTAGTTTTTAAAGGATATGCAAATAGCATAGAGGTCAGTCCCGGATTCGAACCGAGGTATATGGTTTTGCAGACCACCGACTAAACCAACTCATCCAACCGACCGTATCGCGAATATAAGGATTTTATTTGACCAGATGACTTAATCGACCATCTTTTTAACTAACAATTTTCCTTAAAGCCAAATAGTTCTTATTTAACTTCTGGAACCGTAGAGATAATTGTATAGACAAGTATTGTTTTTAGGTGACTCTTGTTGGAAGCCAATGAACAAGGTGGCGGCGTCATGGCGTGGGGCTGGTGGTTGCCTTCCATGGCCGGCCAGGAGCGGAGCGACTCACGATCCACCCTGCCGATTCCCTTTGGCACTTCACGCCTTAGCGCAGAAAAGAAGTAAGTATATAAATTCATTAACATTTAACATAGGTAGTAATTATGCGAATAAGATCGAACAAAAAGATGTGATAAATATGCAGATAATTTAAACATAAAGTATTTTTGGTGGTATTATTAAGATCTTTATTTACATACATACTACTGGTTTTTAAGTTAATGATTTTTAGTTATCTACTTTGAATAATAAAATGCGTTAGCTAACATCAATTCATTAGTCAAGTTATTAATTAACAATAGGCGGTTATTAAAGGTAAGAATAGTTTATAATGGATTTTCCTAGAGAGGGTAGCGAAGCTTCTTAATACACATGTCACAAAATGGACAACTGTGTTTCAGGCACTTACCGTATTATTGATATAATATAATTGATATGTAGTAAAATTAGCTACGTTTTTACTTCCAAGAATCATATCTTTTTCGTATATTTGAAGTGTTTAAGATAATGGCGATATGAAGTTTGACTTGAATTACATGAGGAAATGTTCTTCTATGATAAAAGAATTTCCTGTATATACTGAGGCTGAGAAGAAGCAGATAGCTGAGGGACGCTCTTGTATTAAGCTGTCTAAAGGTCAGCCTATATATCCACGTAATTTCAAGAAACGTAGAGATACTTTCGCTGGTGCTGACTATACAACGGCTAATCCAAGGGATATTGATCCTAACAACATCTATATACCTCCTTATTTTAGGCTTAAGATTATCATGGCTATTATCATCAACTTTGATAGAGCTATTGCGTTTAACAGGATATCTGATAATGACTTTAAGTTAGGCATGACATACCGGTTCATTTATGAGCATGTCGGTTCTTTTAAGTGTTTTGAGAAGGCTTATAGCATGGTTTCGTTGGTTGTTGACAATGAATTTTCAATTATGAGATCCATTGGTGATTATAACTACAAATGGAATATGCGTAAGATATATCCATCATGTTTCGTAAGCAAGGCTAAATTTAGATATATTGGAGGTGGTGAAGATATTTCTCCAGTAAGTTCTAAGGAGAGAGCTAACAAGGCTAGAAAGGCGGCTGTTGATCATAAGGTTATGATTATGGTGAATATTATTGGTACGAAATCAATCAATAGTATAAGGAATATTGTTAAGTCAAACGGTAGGCTTAAGAATAATGGCAATAGGGCTGATGGGAGAAATGATAAGACTCTTTTTAGTAAATTCAACAAACGCCTGGATCATGAGGGATTTAAAGAAATGAAGATCTCATCCTTGTATAAGTATCTGAAATCGGCATTAGAGTTTTTAGGTGTAAGCTTATTGGAGTTAAGGGCTTTTGCTGATAGGACTGCTTCTGATATAGAGAACGGGAAGAAGAGATATGCTCCTGATTTCTGTTCTTTTGATGATTGTTTTGATGTTTGTTCTTTTATGGAGGATTCGTGATGGATAATTTAAGCGTCGTAAGAGGTGGTGATATATCTGTTATCTTTAATCATGATAACGATATGTTTAACATTCAAGAGTTATCCGATTCTATTGGATGTAAGAATGTTCTATCATCTATTGTGAAAGACCCGTTAAACGGATCTATGTATGTCGTAAGGGATGTTTCTGGTCAGAAGTGGGGTGACATCGTGGCTTTGGTAAGATTTGGATGTATGCTAAATAAGTCAATTATAAAGGATTTGATTATTAAGTCTATTAGATTGTGGGTAGAGGTATGTGATATATCTTATAATAATGTTGGTTTATCTATATCCGATCCTATATACAGTACTTTTCTTTTTAAAAGTTATATGTCGGTAGCTGGAGATAATACCGACCTTAATAGGTTTATCGTGGCTCTTAGAAGTAGGATGCTCACCTATGATCTTAAGTCTCTTTATCTTTATCTAGCCATGTTTATGGCTATTAATGGAGGTATTCTTCTTAGTGAGGAAGATCTACTTGCAGCTCTTATCTTGTAGCTTCATTTGTTATATTGTTCAAATTAGTATCTTTGTGAAAAAGATATTAATATGAACCAGATAAATATCATACCGAAGATAATTCATGATAAGTTCGCCGCTAGGATTATCATGGATGATTACGATATAGAGAAACCTATCGTTATTACTGTCGTGGCTAGACGTAACGATGGTGAGTATAATACCCAGATATTGACATACCCGACATCGGGCGTTGATTATGAGGGTAATGTAAGGATGGTGTTTTTTGATGTCGCTAGGTCTCATGTTTGCCAGATAACATCGGTATTTATCAACGGGCATGAGGTCAAGACATATTATACCGATGTACCGGATCTTGATATGCAAGCCCGTTATGATGATAGCTTGTGCCGGTACGATAAGAAGGTTAATATGAATGATATTCGGCTGTCATTTCAGGTGATAGAGACACGTGATCCAAAGGTATTGCAGGTACTGGATGAGTCCGAGTGGGGGCTGCTGGAGGACAGGAAGGCGATCATCGAGATCACTACCCCTGGGATGTCCGACCCCGTTACGTTGTTTCTTGGCAAGAATCAGGTCAATACCTTTACCAGCCTAACACTAGGTCTCAATTGTTTTAATTACGATGATTGTAATGTCAAGTATCTTGATCTTCCAGACGGTATATATGATATTAAGATCATAGGTAGCCCTTCTACTTACAATTTCAGTCGCAAGTATCTTAAGACGGATCTTATACGCAGGCGTCTTGACCGGCTATGGATCAAGACTGATATCTTGTGTGAGGATATGGATAAGGACCTTATAGGCAAGATACAGGAGATGGAGACACTTATGGCCGTAGCCGATGCGAATGTCAGGTTGGATAACATAAGGGCCGCCCATGAGATTATTGATCGTGTCGGAGAGCTTCTTGAGATGGCTACCAATTGCGTGGATTGTTAAACATAAAAATATTTAGTCGTGGGTTGTAATACTTGTAAGGAAAAGGCGTTAAGGGCCGAGAGAGAAAGGATTGAGAGAAGCATGATGAATCATTCTTCTTCTACCGTTGTTAGCGATATGGAGTACGCTTCTAGAAGTACCGCTGGTTGTATGGTTATGCAAGATCCGTTGCAGACCATGGAGCGTGACGTGGTTAGTATATATAAGCAAGTTCGTACCAAGGGTGATGGCGTTGGCGTATCTTATCTTAATATGCAGAAAAAGATCCGTGAATGGATCAAGAACCTGCCATATGGATGCCCGCCTGACGAGGAGGTACAGGAAATGAGAAAGGAGATTCTCGATGGGCGCGCAGAGCATATCAAACCTTGATAGAATAGATCTATGTAAGGTCGTAGACGAATGGCTGTCTTGTCAATGGGGTAGATACATGAGATACCATAGGTATAGGATCGGGGACAAGCCCGATATATCCTATTGGGGTAAGATAATTCGTCTGCAAAGGTCATTATGTGATAATGATTGCGGGTTATGCCCGGATGAGGTGAGATCGTTAAAGGAACGTGTTAATAAGTTGCTGGCATGAGAAAATACAGTTGTTCACATATAACCCCGTCCACTTGCGTACCTTATGAGGGTGATCTACCAGAGTGGTCAAAGCATAAGGACTCTGATGAGTGTGTTATGATCTCTGATGTGATAGAGGAGATATATGACGAGCTTACCCGTATTAGGGAGGCTATAGATGTCCGGGATCTTGGTGAGTCTTGCGTGAAGGTAAGTGGCGATAAGACCGTAGCGAAAGTTCTTTATGCTTTGGAGGATAAGATTTGTCGTGAGTAACGAGCCATAGTCCAAAAATGGACGATGGTGATAATCATATGTATAGATATTGATTTATGAGGATTGCTAGATGTTAAGCTACTGTAAATCAAGTATCCAATTTGTAAGGAGTCTTCTAAATAAGTAGGTTAGATAGATACTCTTGTAAGTTGTAAAATATCTTTATGTGTTAGATATAAAAAATAGCCAATTGATTTGTCATAGACGATTCGATTGGCTATTTTTGTATGTCCATCATATCTCACGATGTAATGGACATAGGTTATTTATTATGAGTGCAAATATAATTATTTTCAATGATTCTATGAATAATAGTAGTAGGATTTTGGCGTCTAAATCCAACGAAAACGGATTATCTACAATATTTAGCTACAATGGTAATGATATAACTTTCAAAACAGAGAACGGTATCACTTATGTGAATGCTACCGAAATGGCGAAGCCGTTTAAAAAGAGACCAAATGATTATTTATCGTTATCTTCTGTAAATGAGTTAATTAATGCCATTACCAGAAAATATGGTAATGCTGATTTTCAGCCTGTTACGATTATCAGGGGTACGGTTAATCCTGGCACATGGATGTGTGAGGATCTGGCTTTGGATTTCGCTCAGTGGCTTAGCGTTGATTTTAGGTTATGGTGTTTGGACAGAATTAAAGAGCTTCTCACTACAGGCAAATGCGTGATTCCTGATTTTAATGATCCTCCCGCCGCTGCTGAGGCTTGGGCTAAGGAATATCGTGGCAGGGTAGCCGCCGAGAAGCTGGCGTTAGAGGAGAGGGCCAAAGCCGAGGAGATGGCTAAGGTTCTTGAGTCGAAGAAAGAGGATATAAAATTTTCAGAGTCGTTTATCATGTCCGGTGAGTCGGATTTATTGATAAGGGATTTAGCTAAGAAACTTGAACAGAATGATATAATTATAAGTGATAAATGTCTTCGTGATTTTCTTGTTAAGATAAAGATAATAGTTAAAAGGATCAAGGTTAATGGAGATTGGGAGATTACGGCTAACGCCGTAAAGAAAGGATTTGCTCATTATCGGGATAAGAATATATGTACGGAATCCGGAAAGGTTGTATATGCAAGGACTATCTATATAACAGGAAAGGGTTACCGGTATATATTGTCATCTATAAACGGTAGTAAGAAAAGCGATTTCATATTATGTGGAGGCATGTTCAGGGATTATGGCGTTTTTGCCGGATCGGAGTCATTTAGTCATTGGGATAATTAATTCCATTTTTGCCCAAAAACTGATAATCAGGTAACTGCATATTTGCATTTACGGTTATGTGTCTCATATCGGTAAAATATCTATATTTGCGACAAAGTGAATCACAATGATATACGGTAACAAAGAAATAGTTCGGACGTTCACCAGAAACAACCCGCCTGCCGGGTACGTGGGCGGTTCTGTTGACTACCGGGTCCCGGCCAACGTCTATTTTGGCGATACGCAGGAGGAGGCTGACAACAAGGCTGAAGATGATATCAAAGCCAACGGTCAGGACTACGCCAATACATATGCCGACATAATACCGGCTGTATGGTATAATGATCAGGTATGCGATGAGTTTATCAAGAACAATTGCGTAAGCGGTAAGGGATCCAAGGAGCAGGTATGTATAGAGGAAGGTAGGTTTGTCTCTTACGTATCCAAGAAAGATGCCAATGATAAGGCCAGGGTGGAGCTTGGACGGATCGGGCAGGGGGAGGCCAACTCCGTCGGGGCTTGCTGCGAGGACTGGGCCTCACAGCCTTTTCGTGGCTTGTTTTACAAGAACGATTGCGAGGCTGGCACATCAGGCAAGGGAGGTATTGTATATGAATTACCAGCCGGAGCTGTCATATCCGATATATCCCAGATAGACGCCGATACGTTAGCCTATAGGAAGTTCATGAAAGAAGGTCAGGAGAAGGCTAACGCCGAGGGTAGTTGCTCACCTGTATTCTATAATACTATGATCGGTGATTGGTTCGAGAAGATATGTCCATTCGGATATAAGTCCGGTAAAGTATATTACTCTATCAAAGCCAACAGGTTTAGGTCATGGATATCGGTTGAGGATGCCAACGCCAAGGCTCGTGAGGTCTTGATGGTAGAGGGACAGGAATACGCTGATCTTAATCTTGAGTGTGAGAAATGGATTGAGAATATCGATCAAGAAGATCAGTGTTATTGGTGATAATACCTTTTTTTGTTTTTCCATAATTTATAGATTAGTGCTTGGAGGGGATCGTGTATCTCCTCCATTTTTTGTATATATATCAATGGTATTAAGTTTATATACTGTGATTCACTTGTTTGTATGTTGAATATATTTTATATTTGCATACCTATCTATTCATCTCGAACCGATAGGTATTATGTTTAATTTAAAATATTGTTCAAAGTTATGAAAAGTAGGGTTGAAATCAAGTCTTCCGACAGGAAATTGATGGGCGTTGTCATACCGGCGCTTAGTGATAATGGTTTTGTTAACATCACTTTAGCTATGAAAGTCTTGTCTGATGATAGGCTTAAAAAGGGTTTATCTCCTAAGAAGCTTAATGATATTATTAAGTATGATGGCTTTCAGGAGAAATGTAGGGAAATAATTAGTAGACTAGAAAACAGGGATTTATGTAAGCGGATAAATATCAGCCTACAAAATAAGGCTCTAAATCTTAGCGATTTAAATAAAATGGGATTAGCATGTCGAAAAGGTAAGGGGGATGGTCAAATGTGGTATATGAATCCATATCTTTTTCTCGTGGTAGCCATGGAGATGAGTCCTGAGGTTTGCGCTGATGTTGTAATGTGGTTTGTTGATAATGTTGTAGGGACAAGAAATGCCGCTGGTGATGCTTATATAGAGATGTGCAGTAGTGTATCTTCACTTATAAGTGATAAAAGTAATTTAAAGGAGTTGTTATCAAGGATAGCCAAGGGTATAAATTTCGTCGTGTTTGGCGTGCATGAGGAAGGGATAAGGAATAGAGCTTCTTTTGAAGAATTGGATATGATAGTATCAATAGAAAGGAATATATCTTATGCTATTAAGGCTGGATATATAAAAGATTACAATGGTGTTATAAATGATTTGGGAAGGCAATGGAAAGAAAGATGGGGTAATCCTGTTCTTAAATTGAAGTCTTGATTTTATTTCGTTGTTATAATTCGCAGATATAGGGGATACGAATGTCGTATTCCCTATATTGTTTAATGGAGTGTGTTATCTTGTTATTAAATCAAATCTGTATCTTTGTTGAAAACAATAACATTATTAATATGTGTAGTACAAATGGTTGTTGCCATGATCATTCAAGGGAACGTCCCGAAGAGTGTTGTCATGGCGTTAAGATAGATAAGTTTCTTAACAAATGTTATGATGATCCTTGTGATCCTTGCGATCGGGATTGTCAGAACGAACCTTGTGTTGGTTATGGATGTCCTATAACCTTGTATGATAAATGCGTCTTGTACTCAGGCGATGAGTTGGTAGCGGATGGCATAGAGAAAGGTACTGACATTTCTGTCGTTATAGACTCATTGAGGCGTATTATAGCGTCTAGGGATAAGCAGATAGATTTATACCATCGTGAGGTTCTGGATTTGAAGAGGATTATAAACGAGCTTGTCAACGCCGGTGGTAGCGGCGGGGATAGCGGAACTGAAGAGGAGGTTTGGTGATGAACGGTTGCAACAAAAAACAATACAGACCTACTGTAGACGACACGAAAGTACCGTGCTCTACGTACATGAGTACCGATTGTATTTACCCCGGTGATAAGGTACGTGTGGAATCATTGGGATTATCCCCTAATTGCGATATGTCCGATACCCTTAACGCTATGATAAAAGCCATACGGGATAGGGATGCCGAGATATCCGAGTTGAGAAGAATGATCAACAAATTAATTTGATAATATGAGAAATTGTAATCCATGTAAGCCGGAATATAGACCGGGGAACGAGTGTAGTATCTACAGCTCCCAGATCATATATGACGGTCAGTCGTTCCCTGAGGCAGATATCAGGAACGGTGATAGCATGAATAGCGTAATCGAGTCTCTGGTAAGAAAGCTAGTTGCCGTATCTGGCGCTACGGCGTCCATCCAACGTGACTCGTTCAAGGGCGTTCAAGCTGTCAGATTAAGATACGAGCCGTTGAATGTGCTCAGTGTTACCTATTGTGGTACTATCGTCCCTAATGACGGATATGTCGTTTCTGGCAGGTCCGTTAAGTTTAAGAAGAAATATTGCATGGGTGATGAGTTCACTGATGTTAATATCGTATATACTACATTGAATAGTAATATTTTAAATACCTCATGTTATGGCTAAAAGAGTGTACGATACGGTCTTGGCTTCCGAGTGCGATGGCTGGGTATGTGGTGAGACCCTCAAGAAGGGATCTCTTCCCGTAGACAGGTTAGAGCTTGACTCTTTTTCAGAGGCTGTCAGGGAACTTATAGAACGGTTTTTCGAGGAGGGATGGTTGCCGGACATGATCTGCGATCTTGGTTGTGGTGGCGCCAGCGTGTTTGAGATTAAGCCTACTAACTTCGAGTATCCTCCTGAGGGTGGTGAGCAGATTTTGGAGATTATCGTAGGTAAGAGTGATAAATGGACTATAACTCAAGCGGAATGATATGAATAATTTAAAAGATATTCTTGCTAAGATCGAGCAAGGCTCCTCATGGGTGTCCTACGACAAGATTTCCGGTACCGGTCCCGACAAGGTGGCTATCAAGGTAGAGCCGGGATGGATGGGTAGGTTGCCTAGGGAGACTTACGTGGCGGTCGAGAAAGGCAAGGTTACGAAGCTCGCCACTATAACCCAGAAGGGTATGGAGCGGGTAAGCGTGGATCCGACCAATATCATGTTCGACATGGAGGGTGGGACGGCGGTCATCAACGCCAAGCTCAACTCCGCCTCGGTCAAGGCTTCCTGCCTTACTCTTGGTGGTTCGGTGAGCAAGTCTTATATAGTTTCCATGAACGTGAACGGATTATCCATGAAGGTACCGGAAGAGGATAGCAGGTATATAGTGTATGCCGATCCTGAGGATCCCGGAGCCACTGATTTGTATGAGGCTAGCTTTGTCATAGCTATGCCTAAGAATATGGATAACGAACAACATCATGAGATGTTTGTCTTGAACGGTAAGGTTGTTAATATCAATCAACAGCCTAATGATATACCTTATATCATACTTGATCATGACTTCGATAACGTGACTAGCGAGAACGGTCAGGTTGTCATCGATATCAAGTCCAATACCGAGTATGATATCGAGCTGGTATGTTGCACTTGCGGTGATGGTAGTGAGCCGGAGCCGGAACCACCCTTCAACGTGGATCCGCAAAGGTTGACGCTTAATAAGGATGGTGATACCCAAATCGTGAGGGTAGAGGCCGGAGATGATGTTTCATGGAGAATAGAGGAGAATTGACATGATTGAATAAATTGTTTATTTCATACACAATGTTTATATTTATAGTATAAGATATTAAAATGAAATTAGTTGAGAGACATATAGTAAAAGACAACCGGTTTGAGGATATCTGCCTCAAATCCGGGTTGTTGTACAATTATGTTCTTTTCAACGTCAGGCAAGGGATATTCGATGGTAACTATCTAAAGGAATATGAGTTCTCAACCAAACTTTGTAAGGAGAATCAGATTGATTTCAGAAATTTACCTGCTGCTGTGTCCCAGCAAGTCATAGCCCAAGTTTTCTCGTCGATAAGGTCTTGGATCAGGTTAAAGAAGGAATATGAAAAGAATCCTTCTAAATTCAATTCGAAACCTAAACTGCCGAAGTACAAACGAGGCAAGAAGCAGAATATGGTAGTCTTTACGACTTCTGCTTGCAGGCTTAAGAGTGATGGTTACATCCATTTTGTCAAGAGTATAATTTCGCCAATCAAAACAAAAATAGGAGATAGTAAATTATGTCAGGTTAGGATAATCCCTCAAGCTACATGCTATGTGGTTGAGGTTATTTATGAGAAGAAGGAACAGGATATTAATCTTGATAAGGATAATGTTCTTTCGATTGATTTGGGATTGAATAATTTATGTACATGTATAAGCAATGTAGGTATCAATCCTTTCATTGTAAACGGAAAGATTATAAAATCCTTCAATCGGTGGTATAATAAGAAGGGAGCTAGATTGATGTCATATATTGGAGATAAGGGAACTTCAAAGAGATTAAGACAGTTAAACAATTACAGGAATTTTTGGATTGATGACAAGATTCACAAGGTTAGTAGATATATTGTTAACTATTGTATTGATAACAATATCGGAAGTCTTGTGATAGGTTTGAACAAAGGCTGGAAAAACGATATCAATCTCGGTAAGAAAATAAACCAGAAATTCGTTGAGATCCCATTTTCGAGACTTATAGACAAAATTTCCTACAAATGTAAATTAGTTGGAATCATCCTTCAGGTTCACGAGGAGTCCTATACTTCTAAAGTAGATCATCTGGCTTTTGAAAAGTTAGGTAAGCATGATGTTTATCTTGGCAAAAGAAAGAAACGTGGATTATTCCAAAGCTCTATCGGAAAGCTTATTAACGCTGATATCAATGGAGCTATTGGAATTGGAAGAAAAGTATTCGGTGATTCTTACGTCAGTAGGATAATCGATAGTGGGTTAGCGTTTAACCCGGTTAGAGTAAACATTTTGTGATATAAATATTAATCTAATTAATAAGATGAATAATTTTAATAACGTGGCAAGGGAAATAGATAAGAATTGCGTTGAGGGTAATTGCTTTGCCATTAACGACAAGAGCCATGGGGTAGGCGATAATAAGCTTAATATCGTATACAAGGCTAATTATACCGGTCAGATCTGTACGGCTAAGTTCCGTATAACGTCAAAGGACGGTAATATTGTCAAGGAGTATATGATAGCTCAGGACGCCAAGCCCGTTTATTATAATATCAAGATGGTTCAGCCGTTCACCAAGGACGACTGTCTGGCCAACCAGCATGGATCGGTGGTGTTGTATACGGTCGAGGAAAGGACTTACAAGTCGTTTATCTCGCAGGAGGACGCAGACGCCAAGGCTATGGAGGATATAGCCCTGAACGGTCAGAAATACGCCAACGAGCATGGTGAGTGTATAACCGATATCTGGTATAACGAGGAGCAGAGGAAGACGTTTATACGTAATAATTGCGATAAGTTCAGTGACGGTCAGGAATATGTTTATATCATTCCTGAGGGCAAGTACGTATCTTCCATCTCTCAGGAGGACGCCGATAGGAAGGCTCTTGAGGATATTGAGAAGAACGGTCAACAACAAGCCAATTTGGAGGGTGAGTGTAAGCCTAAGGAGAATATCTATTATGGTAAGTTTAGTAAGACCTTTACCCGTAACAACTGCGACTCCACGCAATATGGTACTGATGTGGTTGTCGATGAGACGATGGTTACAGGGGACTTCAGATCCATCGTGTCTCAGGAAGACGCTAATAGCCTAGCAAGGGCTGCTGTCGAGGCTCAAGGTCAGGATATAGCGAATATCAAGGGTAACTGTGAGAAGATACCGGTATTTACCGGATCGTACTCCAAGGTATTCCAGAGAACCAACTGCCCTGAGGGTTCTACTCCTGTTGACTTCACTGTGGACGAGAAGATGTGTTCTGGATATCCGTTCACTTCTACGGTATCGCAGGATGCCGCCAACAAGCTGGCGCAGGACGCTGTCGAGGCGCAAGGTCAGGCTATCACCAACGAGCGTGGCGACTGTCAGACTAACGTCTACTATAACGTAAGGATGGAGAAGACAGTCACTAGAAACAATTGCGATGAGTTCCATATCGGTCAACCTTATACTTATGTTGTAGCCGCTGGTAAGTACTTCTCTATTATCTCTCAGGAGGATGCTGACAATAAGGCTAAGGCCGATCTTGAGGCTAACGCCCAGCAACAAGCCAACCTAGAAGGTGAGTGTAAGGAGAAGACGATCTACTACGGTAGGTATAATAAGGAGTTCACTCGTAATAACTGTGATGAGACCCAATACGGCACCAAGGTTGTCGTGGATGAGACTATGGTGACAGGAGATTTCAGGTCTACCGTATCTCAGGAAGACGCCAACAATAAGGCTAAGGCCGCCGTCGAGGCTCAAGGTCAGGATGTGGCTAACGTGAAAGGTAAGTGCGAGAAGGTGCCTGTATATACCGGTACTTATACACGTACGTTTACCCGTAACAATTGTGGTACTGGAACTGGTGGTACTTATACGGTAAATGATAGGATGGTTGACGGTTATCCGTTCACGTCTACCGTATCTCAGGAGGATGCCAATAACAAGGCTAAGGCCGCCGTTGACGCCCAAGGACAGGCTCTTGCCAATATCCACGCCCTTTGTACGTACACCGGCCGTGCTTCCTTGGAGTTCACGAGAAACAACTGTGGTGAGTGTAAGATCGGATCTAAGGTGACGATCACCCAAGATATGGTAGAAGGACACCCATTCCAGTCTAACGACTCCCAGACCGCCGCTGACGCTATGGCTATGACCGCCGTACAGGCTCAAGGACAGGCTTTGGCTAACACCAAGGGTACTTGCTCTAACGCCACTATGTATACCGGCAAGGCTAGCTTCGAGTTCACGAAGAGCAATTGTGGCGCTAATCAGGTAGGAAATCCGTTCACCGTGACACAAGATATGGTGGAAGGTCATCCGTTCCAGTCTTGTGTATCACAGGATGAGGCTAACTTAGTCGCTATGGCCGCTGTCATGAATCAAGGTCAGAAGATCGCCGATGAGCGTGGTACTTGCCATGAGGCTCCTAAGTACACCGGTCATTATAGCGAGGCGTTCGAGAAGAATAATTGTCCGTCTGGTCTTATCCCGTCTTCGGTTACCGTGACCGAGGCTGACGTGACCGGAGGTCCGTTCTACTCATACGAGAGCCAGTTCGCCGCCGATGAGCTTGCCAAGGCCGCTGTCAAGGCGCAAGGTCAGGCTATAGCCAACGATCGTGGTACTTGCGACGAACTGAAGATATATGTAGGTAATTATAGCAAGGAGTTCACTCCTAAGTGTCCTACTTGTCAGTATGCAGATCCTATCACCGTAACCCCGGATCTTATGGGTCAGTTCTTTACCTCAACCCGTTCTCAGGAAGAGGCAGACGCTTTGGCTAAGGCCTATATCGACAGAATGGGTCAGGCGTTCGTCAACAAGAACTATGATGATACGTGCCATACGAAGACCGAGCAACCGGTATGGGAGACTATAGAGACCGTATGTAAGGACTGTATCTCTCAATTACATCAACGTAACACCAATACCTGTTATACTGATCCTGATAATCAAGAGCGGTATATAGCTGGTGGTAATAATACATGTTTCTGGTTTGGTACGGCATCCAAGGCCTTTACCCGTCAATGTGCGGATGGTGGAGTTGGAAGCTCTGTTACCGTAACTCAGAATGATGTTACGGATCCAAGTCCTAGCTCTGATGGTAAGTTTAAGTCATGTGTATCCCAAGCTGACGCTAACGCCAAGGCATTGGCCGCCGTGAACTCTCAGGGTCAGGCCGTGGCCAACTCGAAGGGCACTTGTACTTGGACAGGAAGCTATACCGGTCAGGTTCAGAAGAACAATTGCGCTGATGGCGGCGTAGGCGACATGGTATCCGTAAGTAGCGACAGGCTGCCGGGACATCCGTATACCTCCAACATATCTTTGGCTGACGCTAATAAGAAGGCCGAGAATGCTGTTCGTGGAGCCGATGGACAGAACTACGCCAATAAGAACGGTGGATGTACTTGGACTTACGTGGCAAGCCGTGACTTCTATAAGAACAATTGCGCCGGAAGCGGGGTTGGTCAGAGAATAACGGTGACCTCTACGCAAGCCAACGGCGGTACGCCTATCACCAGCAAGGTTTCTTTGGCTGATGCCAGGAGCAAGGCAGAGCAGATCCTAGACCAGAGAGGACAGGATTACGCTAACCAGCATGGCACTTGTGTGTGGACCGGTACTGGAAGCGCTACGTTCTATAAGGATAATTGTGGTACATGTAAACATGGTGTCGCTCTATCCGTCCCTTATAGTGCCTTAGGATTGTCAGCGTTGACATCTACCGTATCTCAGGCGGATGCCGACAGCAAGGTTCAAAACGCTTTCAAGAATGATACGGCGACTAAGACCGCCGCTCAGGCTTACGCTAACAAGAATGGTGATTGTGCCGATGACGATGATACCCCATCTTATGATGATTGGAATTATTATTGTAGTGGATGCGATTATCGTAGGAGTAGGAATCAGACCAATCCTTGCTCTTCAGCCTCAGATCAAGATGAGTTGGTTGAGTCCGATTCAAGATCTTGTGGATGCGGATGTGATAATACATACCATATGGATAATAGCAGGTGTAATAATGGTAATAGCGAGGAGCATTATTCTAGCGAGTGTGATCCTACGGGATATTGGCAGAATGGCGGTGAGCATTGTTGTAATCCATATGACTACACTATCTATACCAATGAGGTATGTAAGGGATGTTCGGGCGAATGCGGTGATGTATGTGTTCCTGATAGCCCTATTAAGGTGGTTAGCGCTGGTGAATTTTGTGCTTCTTCATCGAATCTGGCTAGTGAACAAGCTTATAACAAGTATAAAGGGTACAAGGATGCATTACAAAATTTAGTTGATGCTAGGATATGTCCTTCTAAGGTTGGCAATGATGACCGATGGGGAAATGTCAAGGCTACGAACTGTCCTAGCAACTGTACTCCTAAGACTATCAGTTATAAGCAAATCGCTGGTAAATATGAGGCTTGTACCAAGGACGAGGCAAATAGGATAGCCGACAATAACCTACAATCCGATGGTATCTCTTACGCTAATGGCTTGGCGCAGGCCGATAGATGCGATTGCGTGGAGCCAACAAAGACGTGGAGCGCCAACGCTATGCTGAGCGGTGATCCTTGTAATGGTCTGTCTGGTTCTACATCTGCATTAAGGTGCTCCTATGAAGTGTCTTACAATAATCAATGTGGATCATCTAAATCAATAACTGTAACTGTTACTGGTAGGAATGATCAAGGACAAACCGTTACGGCTGGAAGTACTACCGTAAGTATACCTACTGGGTCTGGTAGAAAAACCGGTGTCATAGGTTTTGATTCAGGAGTACAATGTGGGTCTATAAGGGTTTCTGGAGGAGGATCTGGGAACTGTTAAGATTCTGATGTATAACAAAAAAGGAGAGGCTAATAAGTCTCTCCTTTTTATTAAAAACCATAACAGCAGTGATTGTCAACAATTACCTGAATCATGACCAGAGATTGTTACATCTCCACATACCACTTCTCGGCTAAAATATACACTTCCACTCTTGGTTCCGGATCCTGCGGGAATTGTAAAGCTAGCGCTATTGACCTGCTCTTCTCCGTTTTGTGTATATCCTATACCACTCACAGAACCAGATATAGATCTACCACATTGATTATTATACGTAATCGTAAATCCTCTTGATGTGACAAGTTGTTCATGGCTCATGCAATCATTATTCATAGATACCGACCATGACCACGT